CAATACAAGGAGAACAGAAAACCTGGTCAGGACTTTAAAGAAGATTCATTTTACGAACAAAAACATAGGGTAAAACAATATCTCGAGGAGATGTTTGTTCGTCAGGTTGATATTAATAACAATGAGGCGGATGACCTTATCGCCTATTACTGTCAAATCGCAAACGATGAAGTTATAACCATTTTCTCGGGTGACAGGGACCTCACACAGTTAATATCTGATAACGTTTCCCTATACTCACCTAATAAGAGATTGACATATAAAAAGGGTGACTATATTAAGTTACAAGATGCGGAAATTCCGCACTATAATGTAAAAACATATAAAATAATATCTGGTGACAAATCAGATAATATTGATGGTATCTATTATTTGGGGGAGAAAACTTTATTGAAATTATTTCCTGAAATTCTTGACCGTGAGGTTACTTATAACGATATTTTAACAAGGGCCGAGGTTTTATTGACCGAGGACAAAGACAACAAAGCGTTACAAAACTTACTTTCAGGTAAAACAAAAACAGGTATCTATGGAAATGAATTTTTTGAGATTAACAACAAAATCGTTGATTTATCTAATCCGTTAATCACAGAAGAAGGTAAGGAATTAGTCGAACTTTATTATCGTGAAACTTTAGACCCCGAAGGAAGGGGACACAGAAACCTCATTAGAATGATGATGGAAGATGGGTTCTTTAAATTCCTCCCAAAACATGACGAAGCATGGGTTAATTTCGTTAAACCGTTTATGAAACTAACAAGAAAAGAAAAAAAGCAATTTAAAACAAAAAAGTAATTTTATGAAAGAACAAGATTCAACCAAATTGGAATTCTTGATGATGGTAAATGATAACATCATCGTTCAAAGATTTTTTAACGTAAGAGATTACAATCCCACGGCTAAATTTTCAGCCGAGTTAATTGAGTATCTCGCCGAATTCAAAGGAATGTTTATGCATCAATTGAAGATGAAAACAATTGATTATATGCTTGAACACTCTTATGAAATTCAGAGTAATCCGGCAGTGTTGGACACATCATATACTGATGGTCCCGAACACTTTAACATCTTTATTAAACAAGGTGACATGACAATTTGTCAGCATCAGATTGATGCCAAAGTTTTCCCACCTAAAATAAGATATACCGTGGATATCCGCCCACACATAAAAACTCTACTTTCAACTTTAACTGACATCTTTTCGTCAAAAAAATTATCTTACGAGTACGCCGGAATTACTTTGAAACACTAATATTTATCTAACACAACAATATATTTCTCATGGCGTCAAACAAAAATTTCGATTATTTAGGGTCTTCTTTTCAGGTTCAATTATTAAATCAAATTATCGTAGATAAGGATTTTGGAAGGTCCATCATTGACGTTATAGAACAACAGTATTTCGAAAACAAGTACTTCAAAATCATAATTCAAATGATTAGGGAGTATCACTCAAAGTACGAACACGTACCTACTTTCGATACGTTAGAACAAATAACAAAGGCGGAGTTACAACAAGAGTTGGCATCTAAAATTGTTTTGGATACCATAACCAAGATTAAGGAAGTGCAAATCGAAGGTTCACAGTTTGTTCAAGAAAAGGCTCTCAAATTCTGTAAACAACAAGAATTACAAAAGGCGATTACGAAAGCTCAAAAAGTAATTGATGGTGGTGAATTTGAGAGTTATGACAAACTTGAAGAGTTGGTCAGAGAAGCGTTACAAGTTGGTGAAAGAGAAGATGGTATGGCTGATGTGTTCTCTAATCTCGATGATGTGTTAAATGAGGATTATCGTCACCCTATCCCTATGGGAATACCGGGTATCGACAGATTGTTGAAAGGAGGTTTGGCCAAAGGAGAATTGGGAGTTATATTAGCACCCACGGGAGTTGGTAAATCAACTTTCTTAACCAAAATAGCAAACCATTCATTTAACTTGGGATATAACGTACTTCAAATATTTTTCGAGGATAACCCAAAAATTATCCAACGTAAGCATATTACTTTATGGACAAAGGTCCATCCTGATGAGTTGTCAAATAAGAAAGACGAGGTGATGGATAAGGTTCGTGAAGTACAAAGTAAAATGGAAAATAAACTTATACTTAAAAAGTTACCTTCAGATACTTTGACAATGCTTCAAATCAAAAATCAACTTCGTAAGATGATTGCAGATGGTTTAAAGTTGGATATGGTAGTTTTGGATTATATCGATTGTATTGTACCAGATAAGAATTTGGGTGATGAATGGAAGAGTGAAGGTTCAGTTATGAGAGGATTTGAGGCGATGTGTCACGAATTAAATCTTGTGGGATGGACCGCTACTCAAGGTAATAGAAGTTCTATCTCCTCTGAAGTTGTAACCACGGACCAAATGGGAGGTTCTATCAAGAAGGCACAGGTTGGTCACGTTATTATATCGGTGGCGAAAACCTTACAACAAAAGGAGATGAAACTTGCAACTATTGCCATTACTAAATCAAGAATTGGTGACGATGGTATTGTGTTCGAAAACTGTAAGTTCGATAATGGTATGTTAGAGATTGACACTGAAAGTTCAGTAACATTCTTGGGACTTGAAGAACAGAAAGAAGAAAACAACAGGCAGCGAATTAAAGATTTGCTTGAAAAAAGAAAACAAAGAGAACAACAAAATAATTAATTAATATGGAGAAGATTTTAGTAGAAAACCCAAATAGGTTTGTAATATTTCCTATCGAGCATAACGATATTTGGGAGTTTTATAAAATGCACCAAGCCGCATTTTGGACGGCTGAAGAGGTAGATTTGTCAGGTGACATCAGAGACTGGCAAAATCTATCCGAAAATGAACAATACTTCGTTAAGAATGTTTTATCATTCTTTGCGGCATCTGACGGTATTGTTAATGAAAACTTAGCGGAGAACTTCTATCGTGAAGTTCAGTATCCCGAAGCAAAATTTTTCTACGGGATTCAATTAGCTATGGAAAATATCCACAGTTTGATGTATTCACTTTTGATTGACACCTATGTTTCAAATCCAAAAGAGAAAGACGAGTGTTTTCATGCTATTGACAGATTACCTGCGGTACAAAAGAAAGCAAAATGGGCTTTGGAATGGATTACAAATGCATCCTTTCAGGAAAGGTTAGTTGCCTTTGCGGCGGTTGAAGGTATATTCTTTTCGGGGTCGTTTTGCTCAATATTTTGGTTGAAATCAAGAGGACTGATGCAGGGTTTGTGTAACGCAAACTCACTTATCTTTAAAGATGAAAATCTACATTGTGACTTCGCAATTCATTTGTTAAACAATCACGTAGAAAACAAACCAAGTGAAAAAAGAATTAAAGAAATTCTATTGTCAGCTTTGGAGATTGAAAAAGAATTTATTACAGAATCATTACCAGTTTCACTTATTGGTATGAATTCAAATCTAATGAAGCAATACCTTGAATTTGTAGTTGATGGACTACTCGTTAAGTTTGGTTGTAAGAAACATTTTAATGTTGAACAACCATTTAAATTTATGGAGCAGATTGCAGTAGAAACAAAGGGTAATTTCTTTGAATCTAGAACTGTTGAATATCAAAAAGCAAAGTTGAATGAAACTTTGTCCTTTACCGACGACTTTTAATTTGTTATTTTTATAAACTATGATGTCACTAAAAATTAAGAAACGTAGTGGAGACGATGCGTCGTTTAACCCACAGAAAATTTACAATAGAATTAAGCGAGCTGCTAAAGGTTTGAATGTTAATTCTGATGAGATTTTTATTAAGGTAATCACTTCAGTACCAACTGAAGGCGAGATTACCACAAAAGAATTGGACAAATTGGTCTATGAAATAGCAGCTGCTTATACTGGTAGTCACCATGATTATTCTCGTCTTGCTTCATCGGTGGCAATTTCTGCTTATCATAAAGAAACTAGCCCAAGTTTCTCAAATACAATGCATACATTACACGTTGATGGTATTATTAATGATAAGTTGATGGAAACCATTGAATTATACGGACCAAGTAACATTGATGAGGTTATCAATCACGATAATGATTATAACTTTGACTACTTCGCTTGGAGGTCACTACAAGAAATGTATCTGTTAAAGTTACCAAGTGGTGAAACTGTTGAAAGACCACAACATATGTATATGCGTGTGGCTCTTTGGGTGACAAAGTCATTTGAACAGGCGGTGGAATATTACAAGTCCTTGTCAAGCCAACTTATATCACCGGCAACTCCTATTATGATTAACGCCGGTACAAAAGTACCACAACTTGCCTCTTGTGTTCTTCATTATAACGATTCTGACTCAAGAGAAGGTCTTTTGAATACAATGAGAGATATCTCAACTTATTCATCTGACGCCGCTGGTATCGGACTTTCAATGTCAAACATTCGTAGTAAGGAAAGTCGTATTTCATCATCAGGTGGATACGCAGGAGGACTTCTGAAGTATCTAAAGATTGTTAATGAATCACTTCGCTTCTTCAATCAACAAGGTCGTCGTCCTGGCTCCGCGGCAATTTATCTTGAGCCTTGGCATAAAGACATTTTTGACCTTTTAGATATTAAAAAGAATACCGGTGCTGAAGAATTGAGGGCTCGAGATTTATTCACGGCTCTTTGGTTACCTGATAACTTCATGAAAGCTGTTAAAGAGAATGATGATTGGTATTTGTTCTGTCCTAATGACATCACAAAGTCAGGATTAAAGCCACTACAAGAATGTTTTGGAACAGAATATGATGAAAATTATAATAAGGCGGTTAATATGGGCCTTGGTAAAAAAGTTAAAGCCCAAGAAGTTTGGTCAAAAATTATTGAATCTCAAATTGAAACTGGAGTACCATATCTGTGTTCTAAAGATAACGCCAACAAAAAGACCAATCACCAAAACATTGGTGTTATTAAACAATCAAACCTTTGTAATGAGATTTACCAATATACTGATGAAAATACAACAGCAATTTGTACATTGTCTTCAATGGTATTGAAGAACTTTGTTAAAGATGGAGAATTCAATCACCAACTTTTATATGAAGAAACTCGCAAAGTAGTAAGAGCTCTAAACAAAGTTGTTGATATTAATAGCTACTCAACAGAAAAAGGACGTAAGGGCGGTTTAGAACAGAGAGCAATTGCTATAGGTACTCAAGGACTTGCCGACGTATTCTATTTGATGGATTATATTTTTACGTCAGAAGAAGCTCGTAAGCTTAATAAAGAAATTTTTGAAACAATTTATTTTGCGTCGGTAACTGAAAGTTGCTCTCTCTGTAAGTCAGGAGAATACAAACCCTACAATTATTTCAACGACTCACCAATGTCAAAAGGAGTATTTCAATTCGATATGTGGGGATTAACTGAGTCTGAACTTTCAGGAAGGTGGAACTGGAATTCATTAAAAGAAGAAGTTAAAGATTATGGAGTTTGTAACTCTCTATTCACGGCTCAAATGCCTGTGGCGTCATCGGCAAAAATTACAGGGTCGTATGAAATGACAGAACCGGCTCACTCGGCTATTTTTAACAGACGAGTTGTTGGGGGAGAAATCATGATTGTTAATAAGTATTTGATTAACGACTTTGAAAAGTTGGGTATTTGGTGTGAAGACCTAAAGAATGAGATAATTTTAAACGAAGGGTCCATTCAAGGTATTAACTTCAATAATTACCTTGACCCCGAAGACAGACAATACAACAAAAAAGTTAAAAGAATTGAACACTTAATCCCAAAGTATAAAACAATTTGGGAAATATCTCAAAAAGAATTGATTGAGATGGCATCAGACAGAGGACCATTTATTGACCAATCACAGTCAATGAATATCTACATGGGAAATCCATCTTTGTCAAAGATTTCATCATCACATTTTTATAGTTGGGAAAGGGGATTGAAAACACTTTGTTACTATGTTAGAACAAAGGCGATTTCAACAGGGGCTAAACACTTGGCAGTTGATATATCAAAAACAACAAAACCAAATGTAACACCTGAACCACCAAAGGTTGATTATAGTAGTATGAATTTACCACCAAAACCAGCGAACTCCGATTTCGAATGTTTCGGATGTTCATCATAGTACAAAATCCCGAGAAATCGGGATTTTTTATTTTAGATATTTATAGTTATGGCAGTTTATAATGAGAACATAGAGTTGTTTAAATGTTTAGTGAGGGTTTCTCACTTTACTAAAAATCCTGAAGATGATAATAAGTTTCATAAAGCCTATGCTTTCGCGATACAATCAATTGCCGGTAAAATTTTAACATTTCACGTAATGACCGATTATGGTATGATGAGGTCACGAGTACCAATCTCTGAAATATTCTTAAAAGAACCCACCAATGACATACCTTTTCATTTTAAACAATTATGGGATTGTTTTTCAGAGAATGTAACGGTAACCACGTATGAATATTTATATGAAAAACGCTGTGAAGTTGTTTTAAGGGATGGGTCAAAAATTTGGGCAACTTATTTAATGACGGTTGATTGGTATAGAAATCCATATTCGGACGAACCTTCGGATTATAAGTGTGGGCACATACTTATTGCCGATGACGGTTACTTATTATGCCAACCAAATAATAGAATTTATTGGAGAGACTCAAATTGGGTAACAAATAAGTTTCCGATAGAACCAAAAAAAATAAAAGTTGATACCGAATTACCTTCTGTTGAAACTTTATCAGATAGGTGGGTTGCGGAAGATGGTGATAGTTACTACTATAATATAAAACAAACGGACTAGTATTTATATTAAATGGCTTTAGGTAATACATACGGTATAAATTTTCCTTTTGCGGATTCGCAGACTGGTAAGTATCTGTTTTTAACTCAAACCGCAGATGAGGAAATTAGAACTGATTTAATTCACCTTCTTTTAACAAGAAAAGGTACTAGATATTTTTTACCTGATTTTGGAACAAGATTATATGAATTTATTTTTGAGCCATTAGATGGACCAACTTTTTCTGAAATAGAGGCGGAAATCCGTGAGTCGGTACAAGAATATTTACCTAATCTAACAATCACTCAAATTTCTGTTAAAGCGGCGTCTGAAGGTGAAGAAGGAAAGGGTGAATACGTAAATGATGATGGGCAGAAAGTTTATAGAGTACCGGGTATTGGTCAAATGGAGCATACCGCGGTTGTAAGAATTGACTACACAATTACAGATAGTGTTTTTAATAGTAGTGATTTTGTTATAATTAATATTTAATAGTACATGGCAAATAAGAAAATATCATATACCACCAGGGATTTTGAAGCAATAAGGACCGAACTTATTAATTTTACAAGAACGTATTACCCCGACCTCATTGACAATGTTAATGACGCTGCCGTGTTTTCGGTATTGTTGGATTTGAACGCTGCGGTAACCGACAACCTCCACTTCAACATAGATAGAAGTATTCAAGAAACAGTATTACAATACGCTCAACAGAGGTCATCAATATATAATATTGCCAGAACTTACGGTTTAAAGGTACCAGGACAAAGACCATCAGTTGCGTTAGTTGATTTATCAATTACGGTACCGGCATTCGGAGATAAAGAAGATTTGAGATATTGCGGTATATTAAGAAGAGGGTCACAAGTTAATGGCGCCGGACAAGTTTTTGAAACTGTATATGACATTGATTTTTCTTCAGCGGTTAATGCTGAAGGTGCATCAAACAGGTTGGTAATACCAAATTTTGATTCAAATAATATCCTTATTAATTATACAATCACTAAAAGAGAGACAGTTGTTAACGGTATTACAAAAGTATTTAAGAAGGTTATTACACCAAATGATGTGAAACCTTTTTATGAAGTTTTTTTACCTGAAAAAAATGTGTTAGGAGTTACAAGTGTTTTATTAAAAGATGGAACACAGTATGCAAGTGTACCATCTACCCAAGAATTTTTAGGTTTAGATAATAGATGGTATGAAGTACAAGCACTTGCTCAAGATAGAGTTTTTGTTGAAGACCCAACTAAAACCGCCGACTCACCTGGTATTAAAGTAGGAAAATATATCACAACTTCTAATAAGTTTATTACCGAATTTACACCTGAAGGTTATATGAAAATGACCTTTGGAGGAGGAAGTCAATCTGCTGATGAACAATTAAGAGAATTTGCGAGAAACGGGATGAAGTTGGATTTGTATAAATATTCAAACAACTTTGCTTTGGGTAGTACGTTAAAGTCAAATACAACATTGTTCGTTCAGTATAGAATTGGAGGGGGATTAAGTAGTAATGTCGGTGTTAATGTAATAACACAAATAGGAACGGTTTCTTTTTACGTAAATGGTCCATCTTCTTCAGTTAATACGAGTGTTGTTAATTCATTAAAATGTAACAATGTGACGGCGGCCATAGGTGGTGCGAATATACCAACGGTTGAAGAGGTTAGAAATTTAGTAGGATTTAATTTTGCTGCTCAAAACAGAGCAGTGACTGTAAATGACTATGATTCAATCATAAGAACAATGCCGTCACAATTCGGGGCACCGGCTAAAGTGGCGATTACCGAAGAAAATAATAAAATTAAAATTCAAATGTTGGCTTACGATGAGACAGGTAATCTAACCGAGGTCATCTCAAATACTTTGAAAAATAATGTTGCTAATTATTTGTCTAATTACAGAATGTTGAATGATTACATATCAGTTATGTCGGCAAATGTGGTTGACCTTTCAATAATAATTGAAGTTGTATTAGATAGTAGTCAAAATCAAGGAGCTTTAATATCTCAAGTGATTAATATTGTAACAAACTTCTTTAGTCCATTGAACAGACAGATGGGTGAGAATGTTTATGTTTCAGAATTGAGAAGACAAATTCAGAATGAAAATGGGGTTATTACATTAGCGAATATTACATTCTATAATTTGGTTGGAGGTCAATATTCCTCATCTCAAACTTCACAAAGATACTCTGACCCTGAAACAAGACAAATTGAATTAATTGACGATACTTTATTTGCGGAACCAAACCAAACTTACCAAATTAGATTTCCCGGTAAGGACATAACAGTTAGAGTAAAGAACTTTAAGTCAGTCAATTTTTCTTGATAATTTATTTTATTAGTATCTCCTCTATCTTTTGAAAATAGACAATAAACTATTTATTAAAAAATAGAGTAGTAATGCCAAAATCATATAGGATTAGGACGGAAGTCGGAAAAGACAAATCAATAAAGGTACAGTTAGAACAAGACTTTGAATCCTTAGAAATATTATCACTCAAGATATTACAAAGTGACATTTATAATCGAGTTTGTGCTGATTATGGTGTTGTTATTGGTAGAATAACCGCAAATAATGGATTGGGGTTACCTAACTGTAAAGTATCTGTATTTATCCCACTAACCACAGAAGACGAAGAAAATCCTGTAATATCTGAACTATATCCATACAAAACATTGGATGATGTTAATGACGATGGGTATCGATATAATTTATTACCATATACAAAGTCTCACGGAGGTCACACACCAACAGGTACATTCCCATCAAGAAACGACGTACTTACAAATCCTACTCTTATAGAAGTTTATGATAAGTATTATAAATTCACGGCTAAAACAAATGATAGTGGTGACTTTATGTTGTTTGGTGTGCCACTTGGAAGTCAGACTATTCACGTTGATATTGATTTATCAGACATTGGAGAATTTTCTTTGTCACCACAAGATTTAATAAGATTGGGGATTGCGACAGAAAATCAAATATCAGGGGTTAGATTCAATTCATCAAATACTTTAGATACCTTACCACAACTTTTAAGTTTTAATAGAGTAATTGAAGTGTATCCATTGTGGGGACAACCTGAAATTTGTGAATTAGGTATTACAAGAACGGATTTTGATTTATCAAAAGAGGCGGGAATTCAGTTGTTACCGGCGGCTATTTTTATGGGGTCAATTATATCTAACCAAGATAAAAGAGCGGTCAAAAGAAAATGTAAAGTTAATAGAAAGTTAGGTAATTTGTGTCAATTAATTGCCGGTCCTGGAATTATTTTGGCAATAAGACAAACAATAGGAGTTGATAGTGATGGTTATCCTGTGCTTGAAGAATATCAGTTAGAAGATGGTGGGCAAGTTATTGATGATAATGGAGCATGGTTGATAGATGTGCCGATGAATTTGGATTTTGTATATACAAATGAATTTGGAGAACGAACCTTTTCTAACGACCCTAAAGTGGGGGTTCCCACAAGAGCAAGGTATAGATTCAAAGTGGACTGGGCTCAACCTGCAACAATAGGAAAGATTAAAAGAGCTTCTTTTTTAGTTCCTAATATTAAGGAATGGGGATGGGATGACTATCAGACTGTCGTAACCATAGGAGGACCCACCACTATTACATCAACTCCTGACCCAGACAATGACCCATATGCTTTCTATCCATCAACAGAAATTAAATGTAACGCACCTAACCCAACAACTGACTACAATGACAATAGATTCAAAATGGTTAAAGCTTCATATGCTTTCAGCGTAAATTGGAGAGATTATGGTCTTACTGACTCTGCCAATAATCTAACATCAATTGGACAGAGAATGGTTCAAGAAGCGGTTGATTGTATAGATAGATTTTATGAAATGAGGTATAATAAAGTTTATACTGTTTCTGAATTAATATCCGAATACAGGTCAAATTCGGGTGTTAAAAAATTTATATCTGTTAGAGATATCTTGGATGAAACTTGTGAAAGTACGAATAGTCCATTTCCGGCTAATGATGCCCAATTTCAGTTTGATTTGTTGTATCTTTTGATGTCAATATTGGCTCTTATTGCTAAACCTATATTAACAATATTAATCTTCATTGCCCATATAGTTGCTTGGGCAATTTGTAAAATAAAGGACTTTATTTGTGGATTAAAACAAATGATTTGTAGTTCAAATGTACTTAGGGGTTTTGGTAATTGGAGATGTAATAAATGGACGGGTAAATGTAATGAATGGAATGATAAGTGTGAAAACCAAGGTATTAATTTACCCTTATTGACTTATCCTGATTGTGAATTGTGTGAATGTACTCAAAGTGATGGTCCGAATCAAATATCTAGTAATTTGGCAACTCCATCAACAATACCACCTGGCTCAACTAACAGTCTACCACAAACTTTATCAACTAACTATCAACTAGGAACGACTACTACCATACCGGAATTATTTAATATTATAACATTAGATAACCCCACAAATTTTGCTTGTTCTGATGGTGATGGGGAGACAGAAAGTACTACAAAACGCACATTTACCCAAAGCATTCCTTATTCAGAAAAAATGAATTTGTTTAACACAAAAGCGAAGTTTTTTGATGAGGACCCAACAGACCCGACTATAAATCCTGGAGGTGGTGTAAATAGGATTAAAGTATCTTTTAATGTAAATGCCACGGCTAATGCTGGTAAATTTCACTTTGATAATGTATTTGCTATGGTTATGCCTCCATTACCTCCTGATGATGGAATAGGGGAGAACCCTCAAGTTGTGGGACAGGGTGACTTGATAAGGTTTTCTAAAACACAACCTTCTACTGACCCAAATTTAATATACTATTCTAGTCAAACAATATCAGGTTATAATCAATTTGGAAGTAGAGGGATAACAGGAGTTACCGACCCAAGTTGGGTATCGGGTTCAAATCCTGATGATGCCGCCCAACAAGGGTATAGTTTTAATAAAACTATTACATATGCTAATCATAAAATTAACCCAACTACAGGACCTGAACAAGCGGCAAAAACAGTTGACTATGAAATTTTTGGCTCCGAAGAAAGTTTAGGGGCTCAAAGATTTGGGTTTGACGATGAATATTTTCAAGTAATATACACTGGAACTGTTGGGACTTTTTTAATTCAAGCGGCGAGTGAGGGTACGAGCCCTAATAGTTTTGCTCACAGATTTTTGAATGGGGGGATGTATTTTGTAACTAACACATATGAAAATAGTCTTTTTTCACCAAACTTATCAACACCTTGCTCTATGCCGCCTTCATCACCGCCAGAAATATGTGCGGATGTAAATGTCATTTCTCAGGCCACTGAAATCAAGAGGCCCATGGACGTATTACCCGATTATTCAGATTATAGGGTTGTTTTCATGGTTAGAGGGGTTGACCCTCATTCTACTAAAGTTATGTGTAAATACGACCTAAGTGCTCTTTTTGGGGAAACGCTTACTGACGATGGGTTCTTTAATTTGACTAGAACTGAACAATTTATGGCGTACCAAAATATACCGATACAACCCACAATGAGAACTGTTAAACATAATTTAACTAATTCATATAATTCTGACCCCTATAGCGGTAATGATTTATTTTATGATACGTTTGGATTTACTCCTGACCCTGTGCAATTTACACCCTTCAATAGTCTAAAACCATTATATTATTCTGCATTAGATTCTACTAATCCGGCTGGTGCTGATTTAGATGCTTATAATGATGTTACTGTTAGTAATTTTAGTGATGCTACGAGTAATCAAGATATAATAAAGATTGATGATTTAAACAACTATAATAAAGAGTCATGGTTTGATATAACATCTAATTATGGGGATAATAAACCCGATTTTGCAACATATGATACATCAGTTGCTAGCGGGGACAATGATAATGAGTTTAATACTTTTGTAAACGGAAGAAATAGAGGGTATTTTAAGGGAGAAATTGTTGAGGGAGGTTCTTTATTATATATACCGGAATCAACTAACCCAATGACGTTTGACTACTCAAATGCATTCCTTTCTCCACCCCCTGATGATATAGGATGTAGAATGTTACAACATTATTATTATGGGGCTAGATTTTCATCTCCGTCATTGGGTGTTTATATTGACTTACAACCTGGAGGTAGTGGTAGAAAATTTGTTATGAGGTCAGACAGATTACCTGTTTCAGACACACCTGAAGACACTAACCCAAATGGCACAACAAATGCCGGACAACCCGAGGTATCGTTACCTCCGACTAACGCACTACCTACAACAACCCTTTCTATGATTGGGTTTAACAATCCCCAATTAGACATATCAATCATTCCTTTAGATGGTGAAGTGCCGGCAATTGTCCCACCACCGGTATCGTCTAATCAAGCAGATAATATTGAAAACCAACAAGATACGGAAAATACCCCAATTTCAAATATCGCTGGAAGTTTTAGTTGTGATGGAGTTGTGCCTCTTGAATGTTACGATGTTAATAGTGCTGGTGAAGTTTTTGTCCAGCCTGTTACACACCCATGTTTTACAAATAATTGTTGTAATGGTGATAGTGAATCAAAATGTTATGGGTGTGATGGAGATAAAATAATGGCTTATGGATGTTATAAGCTAATAACCGACCCTTGGAAATCAAGAAAGACTGATAAGTATCTTATGAATGAGTGGTTATTAAGACTCAGAATTAGTTTTGCCGCTTGTAGAAACGTTTGGGGTCACATGTTTACAAATCAATGGGTGAACGGAACGTTATTTGCGTATCCGTTGCAAGTACAAACAAGATATACAAGTCCTGGTGAAGATATACCAACATATGATGCGAATGGAAACATTACAAACGGAACCATAGGACCTAATCAGCCGTACTCTTGCTATTGTACTCACTTGGCTTACTTTGATTATCAGAATAATAATTTTTATTATCGTGTAACACCTTATAGTGAAACCACTGGATATATCGGTAGAACTAGTGACAAAACAATTAGAGGCCGAGATTTAGATGGTAATAGAAGAATTTTGGGTAACCCAACAACAATGATGGATTTGGGACCTAGAAATGATTACATGGATGAATTATCATATAGTGATGAATTTCAAGGGTATGTTGTGGATAGACTTGACTCTACAACTTTTCAAGATGTCGACGAATTATTAAATTTATTCATAATTCAAAGATTAGTATCCGCAAGTATACGAGATATAATAAAAACATCGGCTAAGGCGGGTGCAAATAATGACCCCGTTAAAAAATATTTTAGTAGAGATAATCTTAAAGTTGATGGTGACTACGCTCAAATGTTGGCAATTAATTCACAATTAGGAGTGATTGCTTTTGACACTGGTTTATACACTGACCCTAATGATATATTCTTTAGTAGGGCGAATTCTGATAAAGGTGTATTTGGAGTATTTTTCTCGGCGGATAGCCAGGTAAGAGATTGGATTACCCCAAAAAGAACAATCGTCTCACCTGGCGGTGACCCCATCTTTCCTTGTACTTTTGACGAGAACCCAATCTTTTCACAAGAGATACCAATGTATTTGTGGCATGTAAAACCAAACTCAAGTGGTGATAGTATTTTTGGTGACCAATTAAATGAGTGGGATACTTTACCAATATCTGCCGGACAATTTAATCACGTAAAATATCAAAGTATAGACAGACTAAGTACTTCAACACCTTTCGGCTCAAGAACAATGACCCCTAACCAACAAGACAATGAATCTTATTTCAAAGGGTTTATATCTAATACTTATAATGACTTAACAGATGCTGCATACCCTTCAGTAGGTAGTGAAACTTATTTTAGTCCTAGAGATATAGGAAATGTTGGTAAAGTTAATAATACTGCACCATTTTATTTCTATTTTGGTTTAGTAAAAGGTTCATCGGCGTTTGATAGATTTACAACTAAATGGATTGATGGTAGAAAGAAAAATGTATATTAAAGATGGGAAATATTAATGACACACGTATAATATTAGGTTCTTTAAGATATAAATCGGCACCGGATACCGACACAGGATTGAAAGTGCCATTGGTTCAAAATAATAAGTTATTAATTGAATTTGATAGAAGTGCGAACATAAGTCTTGAACAAGTTTTTAATGACGAAAGACAGAAGTCAACATTTTTTAGACCTGTTGCTAAATACAGTGTTATATTTCAAAACGCATATTCAGGATACTCATATTATAAACCATTCATTAACAATTTATATTATTTGAATTCTGAACAAGCTGCCAAAGACGCTTGTGCGGGACTTGCGGTAACATGGATTGGATTACCACAATATAATGAGTTTGATTTTATTCGAAATGATTTTAATCAACCATATTACACCCAACCACCAGACCAACATCTTATCTTTAGACCAAAGGATGTTGCGAGATATAATTGGAGTTTTTGTATGACTTATCCTCATGAAAATGATACAACACAACCAATGTCGGCAATTTTTTTAATTCCTGGATTATCAGGTAAACAAAGTGTGAGTTGGATTGCTTCGGACGGGATACCATTTGTAATTAAATTGACTACTACAAATGGATTGAAAACAATACAGTTATGGTGTCCCATAAAACATAATGTATCACAAGGAGAATTTATTAAATTCAAATCACCATTCAATTTAGGAGGAATTGATTTATTTCAAGTGTATTCGATAGGTAACGGTACAGTCGGTAGTGATGAATACGTCATTAATCTTCAAGACCCTGGATTTACTTCAATATCCAGCGGATTAAAATCAACATTCAAAAGAGTTGTTTTGAGAGATAATCAAAATGAAACTACTTCTGAATATTATGTAAGAAGACATAAAGTTCTTACCCCACCCAAGGCGTCGGCTTTAGTTAATTGCGGATATGAACAAAACATATTTAAAACTAGTGCTAAATTAGAAAGAGAACCATATACCCCTAATCAATACGAGAGAATATCAACCAAGGAAGGTTCCCAAACTTATACGTTGTCATTTAATAGTGATGTTGATTTAAATAATTTGGTAGATAATCAAGGAAGACCAGTTACTAAATTATATTACACGACCGTATGGAGAGGTTATTTTGGTTACACTAAAAGTTTAAAACAGGGTTGGGAATTTAATTTACAACCTGACCCAATATTAAAAACTCCTACAACATGGTGGACTGATAGTAATGGATTTTCAGATATTGATATTGCAACCAGTTCGTATACTGTTCCACCACCTTTGGGAACAAGTCCATTGGGGTCACCATTTACCTTTACCTATACAAACACCCCAAATGTTGGAGATACATTAGACGGAGATTTTTGTGAATGGAATGATTATGAACAAAAGGAATATGAGATTGCTACTTACTACCATAAAATAAGATTTAACAGTGATACTTTTAATACATCATATGGACCACCAAATAATCCATTTGGGTATTATTATCAACCTCACTTTGGTGTAACACTACGAGACTACTCTGATTATTTGGAGGAGGGTGATGTGAAAAATACCGTTGGAGTACCTGATTACGCATATTTTTCAGAGAATAGGAATGTATTTGTTTGGAGAGATTTATACGAATATGGATACATAGATAGCACTGGTATAGGAACAAATTGGCCTTTCATGAATGGAAGACACCATATATATCGAAATATAACTTTTAGAATTATACCTGAAGGTACTAATTATAAGGAGTATAATATAACTCAATTAATGGTAATAGATGGGTGCGAATAACAAATATCTTTTTACAATACCAATCGGAACAAAGTCAATCCAACTTCCTGTTGAATTGAAATTTGATAGCGTTGGTCAGAGTGATAGTATTGAAATATGGGAAAAAAACGCTATTGCTGAAGTTATTGGACTGGCAAAAGATTTTGATATCCTTAGATTTGCTCACGAAGAATATGGGTCCGACCAACAAACTAGTGTAAACTACAAATTTTATTTTTTTGACGAATTAAATTCTGATTGGGTAGACGACTATCAAGCTGAAGGTTTTACCACAGAAGAAAACTACTATATAAGTAATGGATTTGAAAGGTCATTTTTTAAACTTGATTTTTATAATACACCCGATAACGCTAATCAAACAATTTATTTTACTGTAATTCTTCCATTACAAACTGGTGAGGAAAATTCTGTGTCAATTAGTCCTTATCTACCACCCGTGTTAGTTGAGAGACCTGAATTTAAATTAGATTACACTAAAAATAGAGAAGGTTTTTTCTTTTATTGGATGAGAGATAAAAAGTTTCTCAACTTGGACACTTTCTACATGAGTGCCAAATTCTTCGATGCTAAATTGGGGGTATTCGTAAGAATGATGACAGTTAAACCAAATACTTTACCCGACCCAACATCATTTGATACTAAAAAATATTTTTATAGAAAAGTCGTTTTAGATTACGATAACTACACATATAAAATATATAATTCTAGCGGTGCAAGAATAGGAACAGGGTCACCCATAAATTGGTATGAATATATTAACCCATCATAATGCAAGATAGGATTTATAATATAAGAATATCACCCGAGGTTATCAGTGATAAAATATTTCCAAAAATATTTTATCAGGATTATGATATCCCTAAAGATAAAAATCCTTGCTGCGATGAACCACCACCACCCCTGACAGGACAAACACCTAATACCGTATACATTTATTCGTCTATGACCGAAATCGTGTCGGCGGATAATGGAAATTCAATTCTCAATATAACGGTACCGATTTTCTTAACCGAAAACACAGTCGATGTAGGATATTATAGTGTGTTCGACGGTATGGTTACCCAACAGGATACCATGATGAACTTTTTGTTTCAATCATCTGTGGCGGCCCCATACGTCTATTCTTTTTACAATACATCAGATAAACAATTCAAGAGATATCTAAAATTTGCTAATTATCAAATTGATTGGGGTGACGGAACACCGACAGAAACTGTTAATTCAACGGCTCCTACACCATATGTTCACACATACGCTTCAGATGGTGAGTTTGAGATAAGCATGTCAGGTCTAAGTCCTTGGGGATACAATGTTATAAAGAAGAAAGTTTTTACACCATATACTGATATTATTGCAGACAACCCAAATGGGGAAGCATTTTTCATACCGGCTGGTGGTAATTGGTCGGCAACACCTATATCATATAATTATATAATTCAATATGATGCGGAATGTGAAACAGATAATCCGTGTTGTGAATTTACACCAACTCCGTTTTTGATAACAGGGTATACCACATCTTCCTTATCATTAGTTGAACTTTATGGACCAACAAAATATAGAATTGACCAAAAAATAACAGGGGCATCAGGAACGGTTGCGGTTTTCAAGGGAGTAGCCGCAAACAATTCATTTACCGCATATACCATAAACGATATAGAATATAGAGATTACCCAGATGGTAAAACTACATTCAGTGTTTATTCATCAGGATGTACTGACTTTTTAGTTTGTTCTGCAATAACAAAGGATGAAGCGTTAATGAATGTTGTAAGCGAACCCGAAATACTTTCAAACGTATTTATCGAAAGAGGTAAGAATACCGCACTTGAACAAATACAAAGATTAGGTGAGATTGCAACATTTGGTGATTTAAGAAACTATGGGTACAGCTACTTTACTATAAAAACACAATAATAAAAACCAACTTTTCATATTTATGTATAAGGGTTAAAAAATAAAATAATATGGCAACAGGAACATATGGTACAATAAGACCGGCAGACGTTAGTCCCGAGGATGTTGAGATAATTTTGAATTATACTCCATCTAGAGACGAAACTGACAATTTTATATTAACTAAATTAGATTCAGGTGCAATTCTAAAACCATACTTTTGTAATGATGATACTGGTGGTAACGCTGGCATAGAAATATTGGGTGGGTTATATAATCTAACTTTACCTGCCGACACATTTAATAAGTTGGGAATTTATACCATTTTTGTAAGACCCACTCAAATTAGAACAACTATTTTGGATTGTGGTGTTTTATCCGCATTACCGAACGTGAGAGGGTTAGTTATTGATTTAAATTCTGTACCATCGGAGTATAGAAATAAATTCGTTGACCAAGGATTGGTCGGTTTTAGAATTGAGTATCTCAATTCAGATGGAACCAAAATACCTAACTTTTTCAGAATTATTACATCGTCATTCTTTTGTGAACCTGTTATTCAAAACCTAACAAACACATCACAAAAGGCGATAAGATATCGTTATACAGATACAAATACAAATTTGATTTTTTGCACCCTAACACCATCATCATCACCAACAAATAAGCCAAACGCCATTCCTTATATTGGACAACCAAATCAAAATATTATAATAACCAATACATTCTTTAATCCAATAACTTTGGATGTGGAGATTGCAGAACATGACTTCTCTACTCTTGCAATTGCTCTATTTGGTAATCAGACCAAATCTATTGATGATGGAATTTACACAATGTACGACACATCTAATAACATTTACAAACAATACAACCTATATGAAGTACGTGACCAATTCAATGAGTTATTGTTTGAGGTTAGGGAAGACAGAGGAGATAATATTGATTTTAGTAAAAACTTCACAAATATAACATCTTAATGGCGATAAAGAAATTTACTTGTCCCCCTCAGGCTTCAGGCCAGGGTAGTTTTTCTGACAATCTCGTAGGTTTTCAACTAACCACGGGAGGAGGGTTAACGCAAGCAAATTTCGAGTTCTCAACAGGGGTCGTAGAAAAAGTTAATAGAACATTTAATACCGGTACATTTTCAGACCCAGTTAGTTTGGACTCACTTGGTATCGGGTCAGTAAATCAATCAAAGTTAATATTTGAGAATAACTTTAAGGTTTATCCTAATTTTGATTTATCTCAAATTACAAATTTTGTTCAGTATGGTTCGATGTCTAAAAGGATGTCGGCATCTATAACAACGGTTATTAGTAAGTTCCCCGCGGGTATTGAAGTTAATAAACTTGGTATGGACTACACCAAGGGTGCGACGGCTTACAATATTGTATATTACCCAATCGATGACCAAAGTAGTATGGAGATATCCGTTGCTAAAATGGCTAACCCATTTGGTGTTGATTTTACAGTAAACGCAACACGTAATTTACAGTTAAAGGAAGTTCAGGTATCACCACTCAGGAACATGACGGTTGAATATATTAATTATTCATTGTATGTTAATGGTGTTGGATACAACATCAAAAGAATTATTCCTACAGATAGTTTATCAACAGGGGTATTAAAAATATATGTTGAGGGAAGACCGTTCAGTGGGGTTACTGATGTTAGTGATACTCTTATAATAAGACCGAACGACCAACAAGTCTCAAAAGTATTCAACGAAGATTTAGACGAGGTTGAAAATTTTCTATTAAACAGAAATCTTACTCCGATTTATACTGCTGCATTTAAGATACCACTTGAGGCTGATGATGGAAGATTTTATGTTGCAACACAAAATATAAGTTGGCCTTTAGATGGAAGATGGAATTTGGATATCAGAACGCCTAATTTTACAAACTATATTGAAAAGATAGGTGAAGCTAGTGAGAATTTTGATGGATACTTGACCAACTTGGTAAGTAGATTTTTAGTGACAGGGGCATTTAAAGACTTTGATACACAAGGACAAAAAGTTGAAAAAATATTACAAATTTTTGGTAGAAGTTTCGATGATACTAAAAAGTACATAACCGCTTTAGGGTTTATGAATTCCGTAAATTATAACACCGGAAATGATATACCTTCACAACTTTTAAAGAATTTAGCTCAAACTTTAGGGTTTAACACTGACATATCACCAATAACTAATTCAGACTTTTTAAGTTCGGTTTTCGGACAAAAAAACAATGATAAATCTAGCTTTGCGGGAGTCTCAATACAACAAACACCCGATGAGTTAAATTATCAATATTATAGAAATTTATGTCTAAACGCGGCTTTTCTATTCAAATCAAAGGGTACTCGTAAATCAATTGAGGTATTGATGAGATTGATTGGGGCTCCCGATGCTCTTGTTGATTTTAATGAATATGTTTATGTTGCGGACCAAAAGATTAAATTAAGTCAATTTGATAAAAAGTTTGCTCTTATATCGGGTGGTACTTATTTGGAACAGGTCGCGGTTTTAGACCCGACAGATGTGTTCTCAATATTCGGGGTTAAATATACAGGGTTTACCACCAATTTTATTATTGATGATGTTAATATAGGGATAGGTGCTTATCCGATTGACGAACAAGGATATCCGATTGCTCCTAATGACACAGAAAATTACTTCTTTCAGATTGGTAGTGGTTGGTTTGAATCGACGCCAAAACATAGGTCTCCGGCTCAACCTAATTTAACAACAAGCGTATTCACAGGGGCAAATCCTGACTATCAGACGAGCTTAATCCCATATACATATGGACAAATTTATTTAGATAGATATAGAAATTTCCCGTATATGAGCATGGGTTTCAAATTGACTCAAATACCCGATAACAATAAGAGTTGGACTGATGCTGAAACTGGACTCAGAGAAAATTTAGATGGTAACTTTAACGCTCGTTATTATGTTGATAATGAAAAGTTAGTATTAAATGCCAAGAACATAGACCTATTCATGAATCCTGGACAAGGATTGTTATATGATGTGTGGTATATGTCAAGACAATATAATTATCCTATTGCAAACCAAGGACTTGGGTGGGTACAACCTACAAGGTGTAATCCTGACCCTTATACTATGTATCCGAGTAGAGATGGGGTCGATTGGACGGTAATTAATCCACAACCAAGACAGAAAACATTTTTTGAATTTGCTCAAACATTTTGGCAGAACACAATCAATGTTAGAAACAGACAATATTTTGGAGCATACCCGACTTTAGAATCAATATATTGGAGATACCTAGAATCACAAAAAAATGTGGGAATTGAAAATAACAACTTCAATTACCAAAGTATGATGGAGTATGTTCAGGATATGGGGGATTATTGGATTAGACTAGTTGAACAGATGATACCCGCAACAACTTTATGGAATACAGGTATCAAATATGAAAATTCAATTTTTCACAGACAAAAATATGTTTGGAGAAGACAGGCTGGTTGCCAGATTGTTGCAATACCCTGCAAACCCTGTACCGTTACGGATAATATATTCACAGATAATTGTCCCGTTCAAACAGCGACTTGTTCCCTATATCCATGGAATCCGAACTCAAGTCAAATACAAAGTTTTGCCGCTATATTAGGTAACATTGTAAATAAGTATTTAACCAATAATGGATTGAGTTTAAATCAATGTGTTTCGGATAGTATAAATTCTATTTGGTATGTTGACATCAGATTACAGGGGATTCAGTTAACGCAGTACCCATTTTTTAATGGAGTTGGTTATAATTTAGATGGATTGAGTTATCCTTCTAATTCGGATTGGTATAACGGTATAAATGAAGCCCTAATGTCTTTATCTAATTATGGTTATAGTTACTATTTAACAGATACTGATGAAGTTGTAGTGATTAATAATATATGTTCATTGAACAGTAGTGGTATTTTGTTAGAAATAAATGTAGGTATAGAATTTACAATAAGTTGTAATTAATGGCGATATGTAGTTTAACATATAGATTATCAGTGACTGGCGATTGTACTAACCAAGGTCTTGGGGCGTTCAATCTTCAGGTACAAGGTAGGGCTCCGTTTTTTTACCAATTTTTTTCACCATTTGACGACCCATTACCAATCCCTTTTGGGGATGGGGTAAGTGAGTTAACTATAAGTAATCTAACACCAAACACGTATTCATTACAAATCACAGATAGTTGTGTCCCACCCACTAGACAAATAGTTAACGTAATAATATCTGATGGAGTATGTGTTTCTTTATTGGACCATGCAAATACAACTTGTGATGCACCAAACGGGTCGATTACCGCAAGAACTGATAATAACTTACAATTAACCCAATATTTTTTATATGAAAACACAAGAGGTTATGTTACTTCAGGAGTTTCTTCTTTAGATGATTTTGTTTTCAGAGATTTGTCAGGAGGTACTTATTATGTGGTGGTAAATGACGGAGGGGGATGTACAGGTAGGTCTGAAAGTTGTATAATTAAACCCTCAACTCCGTTTGATTACGGTTTTTACATAGTAAACGATTCACCATGTACAACTAACACCGGTAAAGTATTCGTAACCGGCCTAACGGGAACCGAACCATACACGTATCAATGGAATACTGGAAGTATTGAACCTTCGATAACAGGTTTATCAAATGGTAATTATTCTGTCACAGTAGTTGATGCGACAGGATGTAGGAAATCAAAAAATGTTACAGTAGGTATGGTAAGGGCGATAGGGGTTGCTGAATTGATTACTATCCCACCGTCTTGTTCGGGTAATGATGGTCAAATAACCATAGTAGTTACAGGAGGAACAACTCCATATTATTATCTTGGTAGTAATGGACAAAGTTTAATTACTTTTAGCGAAACATTTAGTTTAACTGGAATACCATCTGGTAACTATTCCATTACAATCACTGACGCAGCCTTATGTTCTACTAGTATTTCACAAACACTTGTAACCCCAAATGGATTTACTATAGGAAACATTGGAGTTGTTAACTCAACTTGTAACAATTCTTCAGGAGCATTGAGCCCCATAACACTAATTGGAGGAAACCCCCCATTTACGTATACTCTTACTTATCCATCGGGTAATTCGATACAGCAAACAGTAAACGGGAACTCAAATCAGTTTCAAGGACTATCCGCCGGCACATATACACTAACAATTTCAAATGGTCCGTGTACTTTCACAAATACGTATACAATTAATAATATTGAAAAATATACCGTAACGACTTCCTCCACAGGAACAACCTGTAATGGTAGTAATGGTAGTATATCTGCAAGAGTATCTTCAGGGTTTACCTTACCTTTAAGTTATCAATTAACAGGGCAACCTACAATTAGTAATACATCACAGACCGTAGTCACATTTAACAATTTATTTTCAGGTAGTTACCAATTAACAGTAACTGACGCTTTACTATGTTCACAAGTACAAAATGTAACGGTAACCGCAGCTGATAGCATTGATTTTTCTATGGCAGGAACCAATCTAAATTTTGGTAACGATGGAACAATTCAGGTTTATATAACCGAAGGGCCTGCACCTTATAATATACAATGGAGTGATAATGTTAATGGTCAAACAGGTTTGAATTTAACTAATCTTTCAGCCGGAACATATAGTGTTCTTATTACCGATGCTAATGGGTGCCAATTGAGTCATCAATTGACTTTGGTAGGGTATAATAACAGAGGTGGATATGAAACGTATAACTATTGCCAAACAGAGTTTGTATCAAATGGTTTAACAGTTTTAAAGAGACCCCAAAATATGTTTTTAGAAGGGTTTTACGATTTAACTTCGGGTGAAACGAACTGTATTTTAAATGAGGCTATTTTTACTGCGGTAATTAGTGTTGATGGGACAGTTGTCGAGCAACCATTTTATACAAGTAACAGTTTAGGTGACTATCCATCAGACCAATTGTGGTTTAATACGATAGATTCTATTTTAACATCTTTCGATTCAATTGGTAATGTCACCATAGACCCTGCTCAAAATAGTATAACTCTTCAAAGTAGTTGTACTGATAGTGGATTAAGTTTGAACAGTGCTGAAGTAAGCGTTGATTTCAAAATTTCGTATGACATTTCCTGTGTATGTAAAGTTATACCAATACCAGGACCTGTATTTAACACATGTGATATGATATATACCGACGCTTCATCCCAAATATATAATTATGTTTTAAGTTCAGATACGAGCACTTTATTAAGTGTTGATGGATATAATTTTGATACCCCAAGTATTGCCTATACCAATACAAAATTGTGGGCGTACACTACATCAGCCGGTTCAACCTCAATTAGAGAATGGGATATTACTCTGAATCCATTTACCGCTTTATATAATAGAACAATAACTTTAGGATTTGCGATTGGTAATGCAATAGGAGTTAAATCAGGTAATATATTAATTACAACAAATGCGGATGTAACACCTAATAGATATATTGAAATAAATGTTTCAGGAATATCTCCTGTTGTTACAAATAAAGTTAATTTAGAAAACTTCGAAGAAGTTGTAGGAAGTATAGTTAATGGAAATGACGGAAACTTCTATGTGTTAATTCAAAATAATCTGAATGAACCATTTGTCGATTATTACTTAAAAATCGTTAGTACTTTCGATTATTCGACTACATTCACATTGGAATTAACACCTACTATAGTAGGTGTTCCTTCAGGATTATTCTTTAATCCTGATTTGGTAAATAATTCTATAATTTATTTGGTTGATGATGCTGCTAATATATATCAAGTCACTTTATCCCAACCAAATAGCGTATTATCATATGGTTCTATCGGAGGAGCGGTAATAACCCCTAGCTTATATCAAGGTAATAGTTGTTTCACACCAGAATTTGTTTTACCAACATTACCATGTGGACAAAATAGTACATTAGGGTTTATTAACCTGAATAATACAACAGGTGGTTATTTTGTAACAAGAGTTAATTTGGGGTCTGCAACAGGAATTGCAGAATTAACAATACAGGGAAGTACTAATTCTAGACACCAAATAATTTGGAATGGAAACATAGTTGCTGACTCATTATTCTTGACTGGTGTAAATGATAATGCGGGTTTGAATATTAGTATTAATGAAATTATACAATACACCCAATTAAATAAATATAATTATACTCCTGGTACCGGTAATGCTACTCAAGTATTCCCTAATTCAGATTGGACCTCAAATGGAACAATAAATGTTAGCTATACTGCTAATGATGTTGCTCCATTAACTCCGCAAAGATTGTTTGGTTCGGTTGGAAATCAAATAGGGGTTGTGGAGAATTACCCGACTCCGGCTTCTTTAGCAAGTGATACTGATATAAAACTTCAGTTTACAAAAACTTTACCAAACCCAACTTACGTTGAAATTGTTACTATTTGTGCGGCTTTTGCGGGGGGTAATTACGAATTTAATATGAGATGTATAACCTAAAGAATAAATTAAAAGATTACTTAAAAATAAATGGCTGCTAATTTTTATAATTTTGAATTTTGTTGTAGTAATTTAGGAACAACCATATCGGCAAATGATATTGGTCAACCAAGTTTTGCGTCAAATCAGGTCTATTTTTTAGAATCATTAATTTTGTCAGGATGTGTGAGGGCCATAAGTGTTTCCTCATCCCCAGCAGGTGAAATCATATTAGATGATGCGAATTATACTCTAACCAGTTATAATAGTTGTTCATTGTGTACAGGGTCAACTGGTGGATGTTTCCCACCTGTGCCAACCCCAACTCCTACAATCTATTATAGTTCAGATACTAGATGTGGTAATGGAATACTAAAAAGAAATGAATGTGACCCTATAGTTATATTCCCAATGGGAGTTCAATGTGTTGGTGCAAATCCAACTTTGACGACAATACCTGATGGGTCTTTGTCACTAATAATCACAGGTGGAACACCACCTTATACTGTTACGTGGAGTACTGGAGGTAATGGATTACTTCTAACTAATTTAGGTGTTGGGAGCTATAGCTCAATTGTTGTGGATTATTATGGTGATTTCACGGCTTATACTACTTGTACTTTAACCGCTCCAACTCCAGTGCCTACAGAAACTAGATTAACCAACACACCAACAGTTACACAAACAGTTACGCCGACCCCGGACCCTAGTTATCCTTCATTCTGCTTAACATTGACTAATATTAGGCCACCACAAACAATTAACATGTATTTTACATATACTGGGGAATTGTTAAACAGTATGCCTCAGTATTTAAGTAATAATAACTATAATATATATTGGTCCACAGACCAAGTCCCTAATAGTTGGGTATTAGACGGCACACTAACCCAAGGTAATGTTATAAACTATACAACAGATATCACACCGTTATCAGGGTGGGTATTTTTGGACCCGCAAAATCAAGGGTCTGTTATAGGTATTTTAGGTGAATGTGCATCTTACGGAAATTTGTGTTTTACTTATAGACAAATCAAAGGTCCTGGTGACCCATTATATGAAGGTGTAATTGATTTATTTTATACAGGACAGATTAATGGGTATCCTTCATGGCAATCTTCTGATGGTACGTATATTCTTACTTGGCAAACTACTAATGGAGGTAGATGGGTAATTGATTTTACAACAAATCCTAAGTATACTAATCCGACTAATTCAAATCCATCGATACCGCCATTAACAGGATGGCAACAACCTGGTACAACACCACCTAGTTTTGCAACAATATATGAAGGTAATTGTACTCCAAGTACTACAGTCGGAACAGCATCCCTCAATGGAAGTAATAACAACACAAGCGGTGGGGGAAGTGTAATCGGAGGAGGACTTGGAGGTAATACTAGCGGTTTAGTTTCTGGAAATAATTTAGGAGGGGCTTTAACAACTAATAATCCATCCACGGGAGATATACCATTTAATGATACGGAGGGTAGAGACGGAACTACAACCCTTGGTGGATATCAATGCGAGTGTATTGCGGTTAGAACAATAAGTACTTACCCCGGAATCGCATTTTACACAGATTGTGATGGTAATCCCGCACAGATATCTGTACCTGGAGGTATAGGAGTAAATGCGAGAGCTTGTATATGTAGAAGAGTTGGGACAACAGTAACGGGAGGGGTTATTGAAGAGCCATGTCAAACCGCTCAAAGCGCGGGGGGACAAACTTCAATAACAAATTATTGTTTAGATATTTTGGGAGATTCTTGTAATCAAAATGTTACAGGTGGAGGAACTCGTAGTGCGGTTACTACCGCAGAAGATACCGGAATAATAAATGACGGTAACATAACTTTTAGGGCTTCAGGAGGATATCCACCCTACCAGTATTCAATAGACGGAGGATTAACATATAAATCTTCACCACTGTTCAGTAAATTAGGACCTGGCAGTTATAATACAATTATAAAAGATTCTTCAGGTAATACGTACAGTAATCAGGTTACTTTGTTCGGACCTGTAGGACCTACTATTTACCAAGTATCGCTTGAAACAAGCAACGTAATACCTAGAAGTGCTTCTAATGTAACTACAAGACAATTTACATCGACTATTAAGGTAACTCCTGATTTACCCGATGGAGTTGTTCTAACTTTTGATTTAATACATACGGATACCTTTAGAAGGTCTCCATCATTAACTGCAGCTACTTTAGTTACGAGTAGTTTACTGAAAAAGAATTCATTTAATTACACAGCATCTACGGTGGTATCAGATACAGGTACGACTCTAAATACAAATTCAGGTTGCCAACAGAAAGTAATTTATGTAAATAATTTAACAGAAACTTGGACATCTGTAAAATACTCAAAGACGGACACACTGTCTCTAATTACATCAACTAGTGTAACAAGAAATTCAATAGACAAGTGTTACATAGGAGAATCTATTGATGATTTTACATTAACAAATTTAACAATAAGTGGATGTAGTAATTGCGGTGTTTCAAACATTACAGTATAAAAAAAGTTTTTCTATATTTATAGACAATGGGATATATACTCAAAAATACGTCAGGATTAATAAATACAAAACTTACTGACGCAGGACGAAAAAAATTATCACAAGGTAAATTCAATATTACCTATTTTCAAATAGGTGATAGTGAAGTTTCGTACAATGGACTTGAGGATTTTTACAATCAATTTGACACAAATATTCTTGAAGCCGGATTCAACGACCATAATTCTGCCGGAGTACCACAATCAAACAAACAGTACGTAAAATACCCTTATTATGTTGATGGTAATGGTGGAAACACCTATGGAATTCCTTACATGGATTCAATAGTAAGTCCTGTGTATAATACGGCAGTAATGAGAGGATTTTTTAATGCTGATACGTCATTTTTACCAACCTCATGGACTGTTTTAACAAATGGGCAATATGTGGTTAATTCTAACTATGTATCAAATATGTCAACTATCAATGGTACTAACACTATTGAGTTAATATATAACGCATGTAACGCTAATACTTTAAGATTACCACAAGCCGGTGATATTGTAACTATTTACTACGATGGTGCCGGATTTAATAATTGTGGATGTAATCCGATACAATATCCACCTTCAGCAACTCCTCCACCGTCACCATCGGCGTCAGCTGCGGTACCCGAACCATTCCCATGTTTAGTTACGCCAACACCTACCCCATCAAACCCACCATGTCCTGAACCAACACCAGTGCCATTATGTCCTCCTGAACCGGTTGCCACTTGTGAGATGACAATGTCAAGTTGTTATCATATTTTAACTTATAGAATAGTAGAAGTGTGTGGTGGTAGTATAGTTTTAGATAGACCGGCACCCGATTTTACAGTATTTAATAGTTCATGCTATGCTAGAATATTAATATATCCACCTAACATGACGGAGATATATGATAGTTACACACCACAAGCCCATTGGAATGATGATGTAATCAATTTTGAATCAATATGTGGTTATGACCAATTTGATGTTAAAATATGGAATATGAATATTCCTTGGTCTGAAGACCCTGCCGGATTAATACCTTCTTTATACAAAGGGTATTCCTATTTTAATTCAAGAAGTTATATTGGGTCAAAAGAATTCTTTGGTTATATGTCAACAAGCGGACAAACTGATAGTAGTTCAGTTTATTTTTATAATTCATTTGATGATAGGATAACAATTACCCCAGAAGAACAAAAGGCTATTGCAATTGTCCATTACACAAATAAAACCATAGATTTATTTTATGGTGAAAAATTTGCAATGGAGTCAATTGACCCTGATAATCCGGTAGAAACCACGGGACAAGCAAGAAACTTCAAAGTACATCTCCCATGGATTATGTGGCATAAAAATCCTAATTGTTGCCAAGGACAAACATTTTATGTTGACCCCGAAGGATTCGACAATCTAAATTTATTCCAAGTTCATTATCTAACGTCTAACAAGAATGAGGATATGAACGACCCTGGCATGAGATATTATCATTTATGGGACACTAATGCGAATGATGATGGATACCCAAGCAGAGTCGGTAAAGTATTCCCTGACCATAAGTTGGTTATTTTTGACGATGATGAGATAATTGCGGCTATGTCCTATAAATCGAATAGAAACTGGACTTTACCGGCACCTAGAATTTCATTAGTTGCACCTAATACTTGTGGTGATGATAATGCGTCAACAACAGGAATATTATCAGGTAGTAATCAAACAATGTATATTACATACAGATTTACTAACAATGTTAATTTTACAAATTCATTACACTGTAATTATTATATTAGACAACAAGGACCTAATTTAGATTGTGGTAACCCAATATCACAAAATGTGAGTGTAAGATTTGGTCCTGAGTTTCCGTGTTTATCATGTGTAGGGTGCGGCGGCGGATGTGTTATGACATCAGGGTTCTTTGCTGAAAATATTGAAATAATCTGTCAAATAGTTGAAGGAAATCAAAGACCAATTCCTGACGAATGGAAAATAATTGATTTTACATCTCAAATAAGTAATACAATTGTAGATGGATGTATTTTACAAAGTGGATTAACCGCATCTACATTTGTAATCACTCAAGAATTATATGACGCCGCTGATTATTATAATCTCAACGATTATATTCCTATGGTTAGTTTAAACCCATCTGGTCAAACCTTAAATTTTGGTGATGAGTATTATTTCTATGGTAATATAGAAACGGATATTCAAGCAACCATTTATGAGATGAGGTATAAGGTTAATTTGAGTTTCTCTGAATTTTTGGTACCGTCTAATCCTACTTACAATGGTGGTAGTAGTTACATTACCGACATTGGTCTTTACGATAATGAAAAAAATCTTATGATTATATCGAAAATGCAGTCACCTGTATTAAGACAGGGTATTCAGCAATTTTTGGTAAAATTTGATTTTTAATCTATGAAACAAACATTAAAGGAAAGTCCAAAAGTTCTTGGATTAGATGTGAGCACGAAAACAATAGGGTGGGCCTTGTTTGATATTCAGACAAAACAATTACTAGAATTAACTCACATATCACCAATTCCTAAACCAAAAGAGGATAATAAAATCAAAGAACTCCTTTTGAAAAGTGAAATTTTCAGAACAAAACTAGAAAAGTATGTAGGTCTTGGAATTACAAATGTAATTATAGAAGAACCATTATTAAACTCTAATAATGTTTATACCATTCAGACACTTTTAAGATATAACACACTTATAACTAAAGAGATATATGATGTGTTAGGTATTGTACCGGAATTTATATCAACATATAATTCACGTAAATCGGCGTTTCCTGAACTAGTTAGACAAAACGACAAAAACAAATACGTCCTATTCGGAGGATATCCTAAAGATTGTGATAAGAAACAAATAATTTGGGACTTGGTGGCCAAGAGAGAACCTCAAATTCAATGGCAATACACAAGAAACAATACGCTCAAAAAGGAAAATTTTGACCAATCTGATGCGTATTGTTGCGTGTTAGGATATATGAAACAAGAAAGTATTTGGTAATTACCACATTGTAAAAAGAATAGGGATTTCTTCATCCAAGATAATTGTATCATTATTGGTAACAACATTCTTTGGTTTTACCCAAAAATCTTGGTAATTCTGCACCACTCCATTTCTAGCGTATGCGTTGATAACCGGTTTTCCCGTGTTGTATGTTCCCAAAACCTTTTTCCAATCCTTATATTTCTTATAATGTAAAGATAAACACCTCATAGACACATATACGTTTAGCTCAATACTATCTTTAAGCTCCTGACGTTTAACAGGAAATCCGGCAAAATAAGAAGCGTATTGTGGCATAATCTGCATGGCCCCAACCGCACCTGCACTTGAAACTTGTTTATGGTTATAATCTTTATGATGAGGTCCTCGATATCCGGTCTCAATTCTTGCTACGTTGAAAGCAATATGAATGGGAATGTTAAATGAGTCGGCGTATAAAATAATTGCCGAATACATTTTTTCGGCATTGTTCTGTGGTTTTGGTTTAATAGGTTTAGTTACCAAAGAGGCATAAACAATAACAGATAAAAATGTGCCCGCCAATAAATAAGTTAGTTTTTTCATAGTTTTTAGTTTTTAGTGTTAAGATAAATATTGTCTAATATCCATAGAAAACACCGTATCGAGGACATCTTGGGGTACTCTGAACTCCTCGAAATCGGAATTTTCTTTCAGTAACACAATGATACAACCAAAAATTTTAATATCCTCATACTTTGACCCTTTTAACATTTCCTTAAGTAACTTTCCATAAAATGGTAGCTGTAAGAAGTAGTGTCCTAACGCATTATCGGGATGTTTTTGAAATGGGGACTTCATTCTTTTGGTAAATTGGTTCTCCTCAAAATTTTTTGGCTTGTTTGTCTTCCAATCTGTTATGATAATACCAACACTTTTTTTATCCCTACTTTCAATTAACCAAACTTTATCAGGTTGTCCAGTATATCCAAGACCCGGGTCACCCAAAACAATCTCCGTATCCAAAAGTTCAGCACCTCGTTCTCTCATAAGTTTGAGGTAATTGGTTCCGGCATTAATCATACTATCCCCCTTTAGTGTTTGAGTAAAATCACACTCAAACATAGGTTCCCTAACCTCCTTGTCATGTCCAAACATTTCAAGTATTTTTTTCTCCAAGAAAAAATGGACCCTACTACCCATATTGGTTGAGTAATCACCAGCGGCTTTCCACTCGGCAAGTAATCGTTGTTGCTCAATAATATCACCTTTTGCTTTCTTTAGTGATATCTCCTCTGCGGGAAATTCCTCGTAAAACTTTTTTAATAGTTTAGATACTGAAGGGAAGTCACCTTTAATTTCACCACTCAAATCTTTCATAAAGTATTTGTGTTCCTCTTCTATGAAAGTTAAATCAATCTCCTTCCGTCTTTTGTGTAATATTTCCCTTATTTCTTCTGATAATTTCTTTAATTCCATTTTTAATTTTTTTTGGCATATACCAAATGCCTTCAATTATTGTCATCAAATCCATTAAGATGTGAGCTAAACTGAAAACAATGGCATAATATGTTATTTTATGTACAAGTAGTTTTTCAACGGTTACAATATGGTCATCACCGTAATGTTCCTTCAGTAAATGAACTCTATGGTGACCATCCATAATTTTATTTTTTCTATCTACTAGTATTCTACCTTTAGTTTCATCAAATTTTTTATTTGATAAATCATCAACCAATTCCGTCTTTGACTCATCAAATTCAGTTTTTTTGGTGAATTTCAAATTCCCAACTTTAATCTTACGTTTCCTTGTTAAAAACATTTAATCTTTAATTTGAACATAATATTCATCTATCTGACCCTTCAAATCACACACGTCTTTATCTTTAGGTAGATGAACAATTTTTATTTTTCCGTACAATTTACCACCATTAAGCTCACGGTATAATTTAACCGCGTTATCATAGGCGTCACCATCCAAAGCGATTATAATATTCTTTTTAACCTTATCATATAGAGTGTTAAACAACAACTCACTCATGTGCTTTCCAAGCATCGGAATACTGTTAGGTAAGAAAAATCCATCGAACACGCCCTCAACAAGATAGATATCCTTTTTCCAATCTATTAGGTGTTGATTGAAGATTATCTTATCCTTCTCGGCTTGGGGATTTTTGTATTTGGCTCTCGACTTTGGGTCCCAACTTCTTGCAATATAATAATTCAACTCACCCTCAATATCATATGAAGGTACGATAACCCTACCGGCATGACTACCGTTATCACAGAACCCTATTGAATACCTTTCGATAATCTCGTCAGTTATTCCTCTAGTTTTCAGGTAATTATACGCTTGTTTATATACAGGATAGATTGGGTTAGAATCTTTAAACATAACAAAACTTTCAGGCAATCTTAACTTTTGTTTTGGTTTTTCCTTTGGTTTGGTGTCCTCAGGTTGAAAAAGTTTGTAGACCTTCTTATGTTTCTTGTTTCCGTAGATGTCAATAAGTTTACCGAGTGAGCCGTGGGTACTATTGGTTTCAGCACAACTCCAACATTTATATACGTGTTGTAAGTAATTGATTTCGAGGTTACCTTTGTTTCTCTCTTCGTCACATACGGGGCAATTAAAGGAGATTTGTCCTCGGTGTTCGTAGTGATGTCTCTCATCACCAAGGATTTCTCTCAATAATTCAACCAATATTTCTTTTTCATCTGACATCAGGTAAAAATAAGGGATAAATTAGATACAATCAACCTTCACAAGTTTTATCAACCTATTATATTTATGAATATAAAAAATTCATAATGCCAACTGAAGTTATTATCAACGAATTATCAGGTCAAAGTCCATTTAATATTTATTTATGTGATAACCCAACAACATCTTGTGTGTTTATCGATACAATCACCTCGGCACCTTATAGTTTCGCAATTCCTGATATATTCAATGGTCAAGTTTCTTTTAACTTAAAAATAACAACAAATGGTGGTTGTGAAACGTTTCAAACATTGAATTTATAACATGGCAGCACCAACAACACCTTGTGCATATACAACCCTATGCGTCTATGATACAGGATTTCCACAATGGGACGACACCTATACTAGGTCAGGAAGTTATAATGGTAACTACTATTATATAGGTAATACAAACGGATATGTAATTTTTTTAAGTGATAACGGATGGTGTCTTTCTGATTATATTGATGGACAATGTTTTTTGAGCGGTAAGTCATGTTACAGAACTTGTCCTGATTTTTGTGATGATTATTTTACCAACGGAACTTGTCCCCCACCAGAACCCCCACCACCTGTTAACCCTTGTAATATAATTGATTTTGATGCTATATTCAATTGCGATGTACCATCACCCACACCACCACCTACACCTCAATGTGGTGATAAAATAACAATTTCTGCGACTTCACCAACTTCAACAATTGAATTTGAACCTGATACTGATATTGTTTATACTAATCAAGGTACAATATTCCATAGCCCTTTTAATTTTAATGGTACTAGTCCCGGTAATATATATTTGGCGGTTTCTACAACTCAACCGGTGTGGAAAAGAATTGATTCTACTGATGGGCCATTAAATAGAACTGGATTGTGGACCAATCAACCTAATGATAGACCTTACGACACTTGGTTAGGATTTACTGTTTGTATAAATGTTTCTGAAACTAAAACTTATTGGGTTGGATTAGCGGGGGACAATAATTTTAGAATCTCTATTGATGGTCAAACTATTGTAAATACAATAAGCGGACCTTATGATGGTGATACATTTGCCTTTATTTTTTGGCATGTATATCCAATAACATTAACTGCAGGAGACCATGTTGTTGAATTATTTGGATTAAATAATGGGGCTTCCGGTGCGTTTGGTTGCGAAATTTATAACAACACTATTGATGAATTGACCGGAGCAACCCAAGTTTCTGATTTGGATATAATATTCACATCCGCTGGCCAAACAGAGGCGACTATAGTGCAGAATTTATCAGGTCAATATCTGGCCAGTGGATATACATGTCCTGTAGGATATACTTTTGACCCCTGTACCATTTCATGTTTTACAATTATACCTCCATGTTCCCCAACACCAACTCAAACTCCCACCGCAACAGTATTCTGCCCATTATCGGTTAATGCCTCAATTTCGTCTTACACTCCAACACAAACACCAACACCGACCCAAACTCCTACATTACCTGAAACGATTACCCGAGGATGTGGATTTTTGGGTGACGTTACCTTTAATACTATAAATTCTGTTATAGACTGTCCGGTAAGTTTAGAATTTCAAGATTGTTACAATGGATTAACATATTACACAACTAATTCACTCTCAAGGCCTGAAGGTGGCACTTTAGAAAAGTTTATGATTTATCAGGCGAATATTGACGGAATAAGAAAGTGTGTTTCTTTCGTCGGTATAAACCAAAACATTATAGGAAGTAGTAATGTTACTCTTATCTCTAATTTGATAGGGTATTCTAATTTAGGTGAATGTACTAATTGTTTAGGAATACTTACCCCGACCCCAACACCAACACCATCAATAACCCCAACAATTACATTAACTTCGTCATCTAATAAACCAGCACCACCGGCACCATCACAAAGCCCAACCGTTACCCCTTCTAAACAAGTATTATATTATACGTATGAAAGATGTGGTACTTACACAAGAGTTTGTCAACCAATGCCGGCAATCTCAAATCAATCAATAGGTACTGTATTCAAAGTAGGTAATGCGGGACAATTCGCGAATACTTGTTGGGAGCTAGTTAGTGTAACATCTGTTTGTAATACATCTAACCCTAATTATAATACAATCACATATACTACAAACGCATTTTCGATAATCAATAATGTTTTATATACCGACTGTAGTAAGTGCTCATCCAATACACAAACGGCCCCACCCCAACCACCACCACCTAGTTTAACGCCTACAAGAACTCCAACACCTACTAAAGCACCACAATCGGCACCAATACAAGCGTGTAAACCCCATACGGTTATAGTATCAACAGGACCATGTAATATATGTTACCATCCGGCTGTTTCTGCGTTATACCCACTACCTGCCAATACGACTATGTATTCTCCGAGCGACTTTTTAATACCTGGTTCTCAGTTGTACATAAACTCAACCTGTACAACACCCATACCTCCTTTCCAATACATCAAAGCCCTTTCATCATCAGGAGGTGCAATAACTCCGACTATGATATCTTTTGGTGGAGGAATAATAAGTAATTACTCATGTTCGATATGTTATTAGAACAAATAAACCAACATAAAACGATTAATTAATTATTTATAAGAAAACGTTTGGTAGTTAAAGATGGATACTATAAGTTTATTTAACATATCGGGTGTTAATCCTCCATTCATAATATACATATGTGATATTTACGGCGATAATTGTGTCGAAGTTGCTATAGTAAATAACTTTGTTCCCCCGATTATTACACTTAATGTCCCTATAGTTTTCCAAGACTCGGCGGCGGTTGGTGTTAAAATAATAACCGCGGACGGATGTGAAAGATTAGAAACTGTTTTATGTAGTATTATAACCACCCCAACCCCTACAATATCGATAACACCAACGATTACCCCTACAATCACCCCAACTATTACTGAAACACCTACAATCACCCCAACTATTAGTATTACCCCAACTATTACCCCGACGGTTACTGAAACACTCACACAAACTCCAACCAATACACAAACTCCAACAATAACTAATACGGAGACACCAACTAATACGGTAACACCAACCTTAACCCCAACACCTACGAATAATGGTTGTTTTTGTTACTTTGTTGATATTACCCAGTTAGATATCAATAGAGCTAGCGGTAATACTGAAACAACTGCAAATGGTGTTGTTAATTTAGTGTATTATGATTGTTCCGAGGGTATTATAACCTCTGCAATTACTGGAAGTGGAATTTATTATATCTGTAACAATCCATCGGAAACTATAGATGGGTTTAGTATTCCGGTACTATTGAATTACAGTCAAAATAATTTTAGTTATAGTAATGTATTCACACCATTATCATTCTCTAGTACGTTTTTTACAGATTATTCAACTTGTTCACAAAGCGGGGATTGTGTTTTGCCAAGTAGCACCCCAACACCAACTCCAACCCCTACAGTAACTAATAATGGTTGTTTTTGTTATTTTGTTAATATTTCGGCAATTGATTTAGCAAATGCTATAAACAATACCAATCCCTCATTTGATGGTGTTGTAAATATTCTATACATAGATTGTAAAGGGGTACTACAAAGACTTACTATATCTTCTCCTGGTATAACTGTTATATGTAACAATGTTCAATCTTCTATTAACTCATTCGGAATAGATGTTTATATAACATATTCTAATAACGATGAGTCTTATAATAATAGAAATGATATAATCCAAAGTTTTTATACCACTGATAATACCAATTGTACTGAGGCTTCTTCATGTGTTCCACCAACCCCTACTTCTACTAAAACACCAACCGCCACCCCAACAGGTACTGCGACGATAACCCCTACAAATACATTAACTCAAACACAAACACCCACTACAACATCAACATCAACGCAAACACCGACCGCAACACCAAGTCCATTCCCATCAAGAACTCCAAGTAATAGCCCAACACCCACAGTAACACCAACTGTAACACCATCACTAACTGTTTCAGGTTTCCCAACAGAAACGCCAACCTCGACCCAAACACCTACCGTTACTCCAACAGTGACCCAAACACCCACTAATACTTTAACATCAACACCAACAGTTACTGAAACCCCGACCAATACTGTCACACAGACTCTGAGTCCAACTAGTACCGTAACATCAACATCAACTCAAACACAAACTCAAACTCCTACAGAAACAGTTACTAATACCCCTACAGTGACTCAAACACAAACTCAAACTGTTACAATCACAGAAAGCCCAACGAATACCCCCACAATAACTGAAAGCCCAACAAATACCCCAACAATCACATCAACTCCTACTGAAACATCTACTCCGACATCTACCAATACTAATACTCCGACCAGTACGAGTACATTAACAGTGACCCCAACAACAACTCAAACTGTCGCATCTACTAATACACCAACACAGACACCTACCGCAACTGTTACTGAAACTCAAACACCAACGCCAACTAATACTAACACATCAACACCTACTAATACTAACACATCAACACCTACTAATACTGTAACCGTAACTGAAACTAAAACACCAACGCCAACCAAAACACCAATTAATTGTAATTGTATTGAGTTTTTCGCCGCTGCGGGTGGAGCTGTTATATCTTATAATAAATGTGATGGAACTTCAGTTACTAATTTATTCGTACCTGGAGGGTCTACGGTTAAGGATTGTATTATAAATGAAGAATATACAATAACATCTGGTGTAATAGTAACTAATTTTGGTTCATGTATCGACAATTCATGTCCTACTCCGACACCAACACCTACCACCACCGAGACCCCAACAAATACGGTAACACCAACTCCGACCACTACTGAAACTCCGACTAGTACAGAGACCCCAACAAATACCGTTACCCCAACTCCGACTATAACAGTCACTCCAACTAAAACTGAATTTAAACCTCTAAACTTATGGTTTAGTGGTTGTTGTCAACCAGGACAAATCATTCAATTATATGAAGTTCCTGGTGAAATAGGTCAAACCATAATTGAAGGAGATGTTTATTATATTGAATCACCACAGTTCAAGGGATGCGCGACTAATATAGCTCAAACTCTAACGGATTTACAATACTTGTATTTGAATATTACTAATCAATTCACTTGCCAAGATTGTATAGATTCAAATCCTTGTCCAACATCTACACCTACTCCGACACCAACCGAAACTCCAACTCAAACACCAACTCAAACACCAACTACAACTCAAACGCCAACCGAAACAAATACCCCAACAGTAACTCAAACACAAACAAGTACAATCACTAGTACTCCAACAAACACGGTTACTAATACTCAAACTCAAACAGTTACACAGACAGTGACTGTTACTGAAACGATAACAAGTACTCCTACTCAAACAAATACAACAACTAATACTCCAACTCAAACCAGTACAGTTACCAACACATCGACCCCAACATCAACAGAGACATCTACGCCTACGCCAACCAACACTACAACATCTACACCTACAACAACAGAAACACCCACACCTACCCCAACACCAACGACAACACAAACACCAACCATAACCTCAACTTCAACACAAACACCAACAGTCACACCAACTAATACTATTACCGTTACGCCTTCAACAATATTCTGTGTTGACTGTGTTGAATCAGGTTACACATATGTATTCAGTTGTGCTCCAACACCTTCTATCACTAAAACGCCAAGTGTTACCCCAACGATAACCTACACACCGACAGTCACCCCAACCAATACAAGTACCCCAACAAAAACACCTACCCCAACTCAAACTAATACTGTAACTGTAACAATAACTAAAACTTCGACACCTACAAACACAACAACTGTTACTAACACTACAACACAGACACCAACACCAACTGAAACACCGACCGCAACGGTGACTAGTACACAAACACCAACTGTAACAGTTACTAGTACTTCTACACAAACACCAACGAATACTCAAACACCTACTACTACACAAACACCAACCCCATCAATTACTGAATATAAGCCATCATTCAGACACTTTAGTGCATGTTGTTCTCCACATATAGTATTCAGAGTTTATGAGATACCTGGATTGACAGCCACAACCATTGTTGAAGGTAATATTTACTATATTGAGACAGGTGTGTTCAGTGGTTGTGCAACAAGTATTGCCGAAGTATTTACACCAAATAATTATTTGTTTGTTGGTGTGACGGCCCAAACTGATTGTGATGAATGTACGTTCTCAAATCCATGTCCGACACCAACCCCTACGCAAACCCCTACACAAACAGAAACTCCAACACAAACCCCAACACCGACACAAACTCAAACATCTAGCCCTACTAACACCCCAACTTTAACACCTACCCCAACTAAAACTCCGGCGCCAACTTGTGATTTGATTGTTACTTTGGTGAATACCGAATCAATTAGTTCAAATACTGAAATTAATATTTGGTATGATGATTCAGGCTCTATGGGGTCTACACGAGCTCCTTTGGAGCAAATGATTGCACCTGGTGGAATACTTGAAACTTGTTTGATAGGTGTTTATAACAATGATATTACGTTATATAATGAGAGAGTTCAATTCTTCACAATGCAAACTGGCCCATTAGGTAATGTAAATGAAAGATTTGTTGCGTGTTTAGCAACTTCGAGAAATGCTGGAAGAGCAGTTGATACTAGCGTTGATTTAGTAATCAATTTGGTTTTCCAAGACGAGAGTGGTGGAGCGTATGTTACAGGTGGAACTTTTACGCCTACAACTGTATTAGACCCGGATTATGGGACTGACGTTACAACTTTGAGAAACCTCTTATCTTCAATTGATTATGGATTAAGAGGTGTTGTATTTGCGGTAATAAATGAGGGACAACCTACCTTCCAAGACTTGGTACAAACAACTTTTGTAAATGCGGGAATATATTCACCACCTAACAACTTAAGTGATTATTACTTGACCAATTTAAACTACCAATTAGGTATAAACGATGGAGATACTTCGACTTATTATTATAATTTGATAATCTCCACACTTAATTCTTTGGGTATCGTAACACCGGGATGTTGATATATATAAAGGGATGCCAACAGCACTAATACAATCGGTAAATTATGCGGGACAATATGGGGATATAACATTCAATCCCCAAACCGGCGGCACCGTATCTGTAGGTGTGCAACTTTTACCATTTAATTATGTTGCCGATTATGTATATGGGGTTTACGTAGTTTGTTTTTCAGCCTTTAGTGTTTGCTGTGAATTCAATTTACTTGCACCTACACCGACCCCTACCGCAACAATAACTAAAACGCCTACCATAACTCCAACTGAAACTGTAACTCCCACAAAAACACCAACTCCGACAATAACCCCCACAATGACCATGACTCCAACCCCATCAACAATATTCTGTGTTGATTGTGTTGAGTCAGGTTATACGTATGTCTTCAGTTGTGCCCCAACTCCATCTATAACAAGAACGCCAAGTGTTACACCAACAATTACTTATACACCTACTCAAACATCAACTAAAACTCCTACTCAAACACCAACGACGACTCAAACACCAACAATTACCAAGACATCAACTCAAACACCAACAATTACCAAGACATCAACCCCAACTAGAACGCTTACTCCAACAGGAACTAATCCTCCATCTGTTCCCGAATGTGCGGTAATATTTAATTCATTACAAAATGTATTTTTCTATGATGTTGACACGGACACTACTACACAACTTATAGTTCCTGACACAGTTGGTTCCGCGACAAATGATATTGCCCATACTTCAAGTAAGTTGTGGATGGCTAGTGCCAGTGAGATATACGAATGGGATATTACTTTGAGTCCGTTTACCGCGGTATTTAATCGTGTAATTACATTACCATCAGGCATAGGTCCTGGGTTGGGGGCAATTAATAACACAACCTTGATTGCGGTCCAAAGCGGGGGTAATCCAAAACAGGTTGTTTCGGTAAATATTACTACAAATACTGCGGTATTTACAACTCTATTCCCGATGTTGATAAACAGAGGTGTTGCGGGAGATATTATTTTAACAACAACAAATAAGGTTATTATTACGACTAACGCGACCGCGGCACCATTCGGACAATTCATAACACAATATAATTTCTTAAATGGTGACCCTGAAGTCGATATTCAATTGAATCCAACCATCACCCAGCCTTGGGGCATTTTTCAAGATAATGGTGAAATTTATATCATGGATGGTAACGAAACTAATAATGTATTCCATATTGATAAAAATTATCCGTACACAATTACATTAACAGGTGATACAGGATATTCGGTGTATGGGGCTTCTCAATTACCAAATTGTTTAGATGTAAACTTCATACCTCAAATAACACCAACACCAACCCAAACACCAACCCAAACTCCTACAACGACCCAAACACCAACAGTAACTGTAACTGAAACAATTACTAATACCCCAACTAATACCCCAACCCCAACTAAGACACCCGTGTCCTGTGACTGTTTTGAAATAACCGCGGTTGGGAATAATGCGGTTATTGACTATTTTAAATGTGGTAGTGAAGGGGTTTCGGTAAGAAAATTAATAGAACCTGCAAGACCATTTAAAGTTTGTTTAGAAAATAGTGGAGTTACTACTCTTTCAGGGGTAACTCAAATTAGTAATTTTGGTCCTTGTATTGACGGAGAATGTGCTAGCCCAACCCCAACTCCTACAGTCACCCAAACACCAACAAATACATTAACACCTACAATTACCCCAACAAATACATTAACACCTACAATTACCCCAACTGAAACCCAAACTCCCACAATTACCTCAACTAGTACTCAAACCCCAACTAGTACTCAAACTATAACTCCTACACTTACCCAAAGTCCAACACCAACAGTAACTCTTACTAATACCGTGACACCAACAATTACTGAAACACCAACAAGTACGGCAACACAAACACCAACAACTACCACAACCCAAACCCCAACAAGTACAGAAACACCAACCACAACCCAAACTCCAACAAGTACACAAACACCTACCACAACCCAAACTCCAACCACAACCCAAACTCCAACAAATACAATGACTGTAACTCCGACTCCGGTTTGTATAGACGGATGTTCAGTTTTATATGTCGATAGTGAATCATTAATTTATTCTTATGACTATAATACAGAAACGTCTACAGTAATTTTTGACCCCAAGGCAACAGTAAGAGATATTGCTAACACTAGCTCAAGGTTATTCATTACTATCGTAAATAGAATTCAAAGATACAGTTTTTCAACTTGCCCTGTGAGTGTTACATTAATTGATGAAATAACTAGACTTTTCTTGGGTGATGGTTTATTTGCAATAAATGATACCACATTAATTATAACTAGTACACAAGCAATTGGTCAAGAAAACGTACAAGAATTAAACTATATAACAAATACAGTAACCCCTAAATTCTCACTACCAACCGGTTATTCGGTAAGAGGTGATTTTATTCTAACAACCGGCGGAAAATTCATAGTTTCAATGTTCCAAGGATTGAGTAACTATATTTTACAATATGACTATTCAACTGGTGAACAAGAAGTTTTATTCCAAGTTTCTCAAATTATTGCCGGATTCTTTGAATTTGGTGGAAATATCTATGCTGTGGATACTTCAGGTATTGTTTATCAAGCAATTTTAGATTCTCCATGGGGGTTAGTTTCTACAACTTTAGACCCATTAACTTTTACAGGGGTTATTAAAGGTACATCCCAAGAGTTATCGTGTTTACCTACAAATTTTAACATAGTAACCCCAACCCCAACTCCTACCCAAACCCCAACTCCTACTGTCACCGTTACCGAAACACCTACTATGACGGTAACTGAAACTCCGACTCAAACGGAAACTCCGACTCAAACCCCAACCAATACTGAAACACCTACACAAACTTCTACCCCAACACCAACACCTACTTTAGATTGTTTTTGTTACACATTTGTAAACACCAGTTTATTAGACAAACAAAATGTAAGTGGTAAAGATTGTAATAATATAAATTTTGAGTACTCATTACAAATTTCAGGTTCTGAAGGTGACACCGTAAGTTTATGTGCGTCATCAAGTTTAGTTTTAGACCCATTTATTGCGGTATTCAATAACGGAGTTTGCGAAGGATTTTGTGGCACCTCAACACCAACACCAACACCGACAGAGACTCCCACACCAACCATTACTGACACTCCTACACAAACCCCAACAATTACCGAAACAAACACACAAACCCCAACTCAAACTCCAACAAACACTGTTACAGAAACATCCACATCAACACCGACCCCAACTCAAACTGAAACACCGACAAATACTGTAACCTCTACTCCAACAAATACAGTAACCTCTACCCCAACGATAACATCTACATCAACTCAAACTCCAACGGTTACATCAACTCCAACTCCATCAATTACCGAGTACAAGCCAGCTATAAGAACATTTAGTGGATGTTGTTTCCCATTTGAAATTTTTAAACTTTATGAAATACCTGGATTAACCGCTAACACAATAACTGAAGGTACAGTTTACTACATTGAATCCGGTGTATTTAGCGGTTGTGCTACAAACATTGCCGAAACATTCACACAAAATAATTATCTATTTGTTAATATTAGTGCCCAAACTAGTTGTAGCGGTTGTTCGGCATCCTACCCATGCCCGAGCTCAACCCCGACACCTACTGTAACATCAACACCAACAGTTACTCCAACGATTACCTCGACTCCAACGATTACCTCGACCCCAACTCAAACTGAAACCCCAACTCAAACTGAAACCCCAACTCAGACACAAACTTCAACAGTAACATCAACACCTACAGAAAGCCCAACTTCGACACAAACTCAAACTCAGACACAAACTCAAACTGTAACACCAACAAAAACGTCAACCCCAACAAGAACACCTATTGAGTGTGTTTGTTATTCTATAACCAATATAGGTGAATTTTTTGGTAGTTATAACGGAATTTTATGTAATGGTGGACCTTCAGGAGGAATACCAATAGGTCCTGGTGTAACATTTACCGCATGTTATGCTAAAGGGTCACTTCAAACTGTGGGAGGTACTTTAACATTTCTTGAGAATGGGTCTTGTGAGAACTCAATACTTTGTCCTACTAGAACTCCGACTCCTACAAGAACTGGTACCCCGACCCCGACTCCTACAACTACTGAAACACCTACAAATACCGTAACGCCAACTACGACAACTACTGAAACACCGACTAGTACATCAACACAAACACCAAGTGTAACCAACACTATAACATCAACACCTACTCAAACATTGTGTTGTACCTCATGGACACTATATGGAGGTTTAGGTCAATTACTCGATAATGGATTTGTTATTAAACCTCCTTTGAGGGTAGGGGATGATTTTGCATTGATACCTACAAATGTAGGCTCACCTGGTACTTTAGTTGGTCAAGTTTTGGAACTAATCAGTGTTAGCCCTCCACTATCGCCCCAATATTTTACAATTTTAACTGCTACGTTTAACCCTATAAATTCGGCCTACTTATTAACATTTACCCCTACTTTAACAATTAATTTGGGTAGTACCTTCCAGAGTATAATTTATAACATTTATCAGTCAGGAGGTACACAATTCAATGTTTACAATTGTGGAGGGTCTCTTACGACTTTGAATTTGAATAACAATGAAATATTGGTCATTCCTTGTTCCTATGATGTTCAGGTTATATCAGGATTCGGGTATGCTGAGTCTGACCCATCATGTGTATGTGTCACTCAAACTCCAACACCAACATTGACACCTACTGTGACATCAACAATAACTCAAACCCCAACAAATACAGTAACCGTTACTCAATATACTTGTAATTGTTATTTTATAAATGTGCCAGACATTAGAGATGGAGTAAATTTAGTATTTTTAGATTGTTTGGGTAGTTTGATTTCAATAGCACCAAATAATTTTGGAAATTATTGTGTTAGAGAAATAATTGATTATGGTTCAGGTACCGCCGAACTTGTAGGACTATGTATAGATGGAAATTGTCCAACACCAACGCCAACTCCAACTCAAACCGAAACCCCAACCCCAACTGAAACTCCAACCCAAACAATTACCCAAACTCCAACTGTTACTCAGACCTCGACACCAACTGTTACTCAGACCTCGACACCAACTGTTACTATCACGGAATCGGCTACACAAACTCAAACACCAACACCGACTGAAACTCCAACTAATACTTTAACACCGACTGTGACAATTACTGAATCTGTTACGCCAACAAGGACATTAACACCAACCAAAACTCAGGCACCATGTTTATCTAGCTGTGATGTGTTGTTATTAGACAATGTCGGTAGAGTTTATATATACAATTCAGTCACTAACTCTCCACTGTACTTAGGTATTGATGGTCCTGATGGTTCCTTCGATATTGCACATACAAATAACAAAATATGGTTAAATAGAGGAACTTCATTATATGAATATGATATAATATTATGTCCGTTCTCGGCGACATTCAGCAGAGAAATTTCAGGTTCAACGGCATTTAGTGCTGGATTATTTGCAATAAATGACACTACTTTAATTGCTAATAATGGAGCGACCCCTTCTTCAATTTTAGAGATTGATGTTTCGACTAATCCTTACACAGTTACAACAAAATTCTCTTTATTACCAGGAAGAAGAGTTTCAGGTGATTATGTTCTAACAAATTCAGGTAAGTTAATTGTTAGTAATTTTTCGGGAACAAACCCAAATGCACCCACTGGTGTTTACATAACACAATATAACTATATAACTTCGGCAACACCCCCTGTAGATAACAATGTTGATATATTAATATCCCCAACAATTGTATTCCCATATGGGTTATATCAATATGGAGGTGGTTTCTATATTCTGAGTGCGAATGGTACACAATATACTTTAGACCTAAATCCTCCGTACACACTTACCGCGGCACCTACAGTTCCTTTACCTCCAAATACAATCAACGCCGCATATTTTGGTGCATCCCAATCCAACGGATGTTTCGACAATAACATAGTACCTGTGTCACCAACACCAACCTCAACTCCAACCCCGACCCCTACCCCAACTGCAACAATAACACAAACCCCAACTATAACACAGACTTCAACACCTACACCAACAATAACTTCTACAGTAACACAGACTCCAACCCAAACTCAAACACCAACTTCAACAATTACTGTTACACCAACTCAAACAAGTACGGTTACATCAACCCCAACTGTTACATCAACCCCGACACCAACCATAACTGAATACAAGCCGGCAATTAGAACGTTTAGTGGATGTTGTTTCCCATTTGAAACCTTTAAGATTTTCGAAATACCTGGATTAACCGCAAATTCAATAACTGAAGGCACGGTTTATTACATTGAGTCCGTAGGATTTAGTGGATGTGCGACAAACATTGCAGAGACATTCACTCAAAACAATTACCTATTTGTTAACTTGAGTGCTCAAACAAGTTGTAGTGGTTGCTCGACAAATTACCCATGTCCAAGCTCAACACCAACACCTACAGTTACATCGACTCCTACATTAACGCCAACGCAAACCCAAACACCAACGCAAACCCAAACACCAACTGAGACATCCACTCAAACACCAACTGAGACATCCACTCAAACACCAACCCAAACTCAAACTTCAACACAAACACCGACTAATACACAAACATCAACCAACACCCCTACCACAACAGTAACACCAACTTTGACACGTACTCCTGATACTTGTAATTGCTACACATTCTTTAACATATCAACTTCACAAAGTTTGACTGTAGATTTTATTGATTGTACAGGCTTACAAAACCAAATTACAATAAATTACGGAAATAGTGCTCAAGTTTGTGTTAAAAATAATATTTTCTCGGGTACCCCATCAGGGGCTTTAGTATCATTCTTAAATGGTGATTGTACAAATGGATGTCCGACAACTACCATACAAGCTTGTAACCCATTTGTAGTGAATGGAACAAATAGAATTATTTATACTTATGACCCAATAACTAACACACAAATTCCATTACCTATTAATACCGAATCTGTTTCTATATACGATATTGCAACAAATGATAACTATTTATGGATATATGGTAATTTCGCAACATTAGGAAATGGTATAAAAGAATATTTTATAACAACATCCCCATTTACATCAAGTTTAAATAGATTTATATCGGGTTCTACACTATATCAATCCACAAGAAATGGTTTAGCGGTTTTAAATAACACCACATTAATAACGGCTTCAGGTACGGCTGGTAATGTGATAGTGAGTTTAAATATTTCATCAAATACTTGGGTTGCAACTCCGTTATTTACTTTACCAACAAATAGAGTCCTAAGGGGTGATTTAACTTATACAAACACAGGTAATATTATTGCGTTAACTTATAATAATGTTGCGGGTACCGGGTCTTTTTTAACACAGTTTGATTTATTTGGTAATCAGGAATTAGAATTCCAAATAGGTAATTCTGTTGAAGGATTTGGTTTGTTCATGTATAATTCACAAATATTTACGGTTGCCTCTTCATCGGCGTCTCCCGCTGTAGTTAGAAGAGATTTGAACTTCCCCTATACATCTTTAACAGTAAACAATATGACAATAACAAATGTTGGGTTTGCCCAACCGTTAAGTTGTTTAAATGTTAATTTCATAGGAGTTACCCGAACACCAACACAAACCCCAACACCTACCCCAACACCTACTACCACTAAAACTAATACGCCTACATCAACGCAAACCCAAACCCAAACTCCAACTAGAACCTCAACCCCAACAAACACCCAAACTCCTACTATTACAAGTACCTCCACAATTACTCCTACCGTTACAAGAACCGCCACAATTACTCCTACCGTTACAAGAACATCAACGATTACTCCTACCGTTACAAGAACATCAACAATTACTCCAACAATAACACAAACGGCAACCCAAACGAATACCCCAACAGTAACACAAACGGCAACTGTTACACAAACTGCAACTCAAACTCCTACACCTACCGAAACTTCTAATCTGTTTGCTTGTACTTGTTATAATTTCTTCAACACATCAAATAACCAACCCGGAACAGTTACTTATTATAATTGTGATGGGGTATTTAGTTCTGTAACGGTTAGTGCCACTTCATATGTTCAATTATGTGTTTCAGGTAATTCAACAAATCCATTATACACCGCAACGACCCAAATTACTGCTATAGATGAGTTAGGTGATTGTACAGTAAGTTGCCCAACAATTAATTTGGATAGTTGTATTTCCTTTTTAGCTGGGGGGCCGGGTAACATCATTCAATCATATGATTTTCAAACTAATACCACAACTTTTTTACCCATACCAAATAGACCATGGTCAATGCTTGGAATTGCAAATACTTCAAATAAACTTTGGGTTCACGGTACTTATCTTGGTTTCACCAGTGGAGGTATAAGAGAATGGGATATAACATTTTCACCGTTTAGTGCAACATATAATGGCAGAACTATAAACATACAAAGTAATACTATATTACCTAATAGTAATGCATGTGGTTTAGTTGCAATCGATAATTTTAATTTATTAAGTGTGTCAGGTGCTACTGCAGGGTCCCAAAGTGTGGTTAATGTTGATATTTCAGATACCATAACCAATAACGCGGTATTTACGAAACTTTTTGATTTACCAAGTAATAGAAGAATATTAACTGATTTAGTTTTTACTCAAACTGGTAAGATTATAATAATGACCCAAACAACTACCCCTGTCAAAATATTTATTACTCAATATGATATACTTGGAAACATTGAGGTTGATGTTCCATTATTCACATCAGGAATAGATGCAAATAGTGGATGGTCTATTTTGATTAATTCTAATAATTTGTATATTGTAAGAGCTACTACTCCTGGAGAAATTTATCAGGTAAACTTAACTTCACCATATTCGGCAACCTTACTTTCTGAAAGTTTACCAGTTACTGTGACGGACCAATCCCAATCACCAGAGTGTATCACAGTTGAGTTTATACCTGTTACAAAAACACCGACTCCAACACCTACTAAAACTCCAACACCTACCGTGACTATGACGATAACGCCAACTTCAGGTGCAACAGAAACACGGACTCCGACGCCGACTACCACTCAAACTTCAACACCAACAATAACATCTACGATTACTCCGACAATAACGGCAACACCAACAAGAACGGCGACTCAAACACCAACAATAACAAGAACGGCGACTCAAACACCAACAATAACAAGAACGGCGACTCAAACACCGACAATAACAAGAACGGCGACTCAAACACCGACAAGAACTGCGACACCAACAAGAACACCAACTAGAACGGCAACAAATACTCCATCGATTACCCCAACCATAAGTATAACTCCAACAATAACCTCAAATTTACCATGTAAATGTTTTAATTTTTACAATACAAGTGATACGGTAAATGGTACTCTTATATACACTGCTTGTAATTTAACAGTTAGTTCTACAACGGTATCGGCTAATTCATTTGTACAATTGTGTGTAAATTTAAGCGGATATAGTGGGTCATCACAAATAACATTTGTTAACCAAGTTGGTTCATGTGTAAATGGTTTTTGTCCTAACATATCTATAAATTCTTGTGATTTGTTATCGGTTAAAAAAGAACCTTCTGGTCCGACTAATGGTCTTTGGCAGATTATGAGTATTAGAAACGAAAGTCTTTTGTATTTGCCGGTTTCTGGTAGAACTGTAGGAACCAACGCTTTAGCGAGAACGTCTAATAAAGTTTGGGTACTAGGATTTTTTACGGCATTAGGTGGTTCTAGAATAAGGGAATACTCAATTACCCAAAATCCTTGGTCTGCGGTGGTGACTAATAACTATACATTACCGACAAATTTGCCGTCTGTTATCGACAATGGTATGGCGGCAATCGATGATGAGAATTTTATTGTTGGGTCCGGAACTGCATTGAATGTTATTGCAAAATTAAATGTTTCAGGTGGAATTTTATCATCTACTAAAATTATAGATTTAATATCACCATTTACGGTTTTTGGTGACATGATTTATACTACAACCAATAAAGTCATAGTTGCGGTTAAAAATACAATTAATACTAACATATGGCAAATTCACCAATATGATGTTAATGGGACTTTTGAACTGGCGGTAGACGTTTCATCTATATCTTTATTTAATTCCGGAATAAATTTCGCGGTAGTTAATAACCAATTATATTTATTACCACATAATCAAACATATAATAATTATTATTTAATTAATTTAAATAATCCTTACAATACCACAATTCAGTCGGCTCTTGGAGGTAGTGCCCCAAATGACGTTGCTCAAAATCCTGAATGTATTAATATTCAGTTTATCCCTTCTACACAGACACCAACACCAACAAGAACAAAAACTCCGACACCAACAAGAACTCCAACAAGAAGTGCAACACCAACAAGAACTCCAACAAGAAGTGCAACACCAACAAGAACTCCAACAAGAAGTGCAACACCAACAAGAACTCCAACAAGAAGTGCAACACCAACAAGAACACCAACAATAACCATGAGTCCGTCGATTACACCAAGTCGAACAGTAACAATGACACCTTCATCTATTGGTATCTATACTCAACCATTGATGGTAAGTTTTTCTGGAACATCTACTGTAATATCAAGATACGATGTAACAACAAATACTATTACAACTTTAGATGTACAAAGTTCCGGTATTTTACCAAATCAAGATATTGCATGTACTCAAAATAAATTTTGGTTATCAAATCAGGGGTCTGGTAACATAATAAAAGAATATACTTATACCGCGTCACCTTTCAATTATGTGTTGAATAGAACTTTGAATATACCAGTTACATTGACTGATGGATTAACTGTAAGGACTGTGGGAGGTATTGAATATTTGATTGGATGTACAGGTAATACAACTATTGTTGAAATGGATATATCATCAACAACGGCCATAGTTACCGATAAATTTGATTTACCTCTTAACAGAACCATAGGTGCTGATATGATGTATACTAATACTGGAAAATTAATAGTTGCCAACTATTCAGGTGGTAATACAACAGTCGGATTTATGACGCAGTATAACTATGAAACAAATACTTTAGAGATTGATAGGGCATTACCAACTACTTATGCTGCTGGCGGTCAAAAAGTTTATTTTGTATCTAATAATAATATCTATAGTACTAGTATCTCTGCTAGTCTTTCGGTTGTTTATCAATGGAATACAGATAGTAATATTAACAATCCACTTCCATTACAATCCTTCGAGTTACCACTACTTCGTGGAAGCGCTCAACCACAAGAATTCATAAACATTAATTTCACCTCATAAACCAAACCTAAAACTATTTATAAATAAAATAAATCACAATGTCATTTTCAGCATTAACATGTATGACTGTAACCGGAGCTTCTTTATCTCCGAACGCAACTATTCAGATTTTTTCTGATTATGATAATTTTTCAGTACCGTTTGATTCGGTTCCTCTGTCAGCAATAACAGGAAACCAATGTCCTTTTACTCTTACAGGAATACCGGATTTTACGACAGTGATTTTATTAAGAGACCCGGCAACTGCTTGTTGTTTATACGTAACAATTATTTGTTGTGACTATAAACAATTCCAGCATGGACTATGTTTTGAATTTCAAGATTATCAACCATACTATTTCCAAGACCAATTCCAAGGTGGAGGATAAAATTATAATGTAAATAACATGTTTTTAACTGACAGACAACAAGCGGTAAGTGTTCTACCAACTGACTTAATACATATTGTAAAAACAGGTGATACCTCACAAGGAAACCCTGCTGGTTCATCATATAAAGCCGAAATTAATCAAATATTTGAGCTTACCGCAGGATGTTGTTTAAGCTCCGCAACTTTTAATCAAGGAACAATTACTTTTAATAACGCTTCAGGAGGTACCGCATTTACCGTAACAGGATTGTCATTTACTGGAGGTTCAGGTAATTGTATTAATAATTTGTATGTTAATAATATATGGCCATGTTCTGTTAATATTAATGTGCAACCGCAGAGCCAAGGAAAAGTTTTCTTTGGGGCTTTAAGTGGGGCCAGCGGATTCACAGTTGATTTAGTTACCGATACCACACCGGCTACAAGGTTAGGATTAAATACAAATACCCCTGAATATACATTAGACTTTTATAGTTTTGATAGACGAAGTAGATTATTTTATGATGATAGTAATGCGACAACTCCATCTTTACATAGTTTGACATATTCAGGAGATTCATCATTATCAATCCAATATGGGGCATTCTCACAAGGAAGTTGGGGTATTGCTCTTACCGCAAGAGGTTTTAATAATCCAGACTATGACTTTATAGGGGCTCAAGGAGAAACCGCATTGTTTTCATCAACCTATGCTAATGGAATAAACATTATAAGTCAAGTAACCCCTGATGAAACAGTAAGAGCCACAGAAGATTATATAAGATTTTATGCCGGTATCAGCCCTGTGGATGCAAATTACCAACCACACGTACATATTCAAGGAAGTGGGGCGACTAGAGGATATATGGGTATAGGTCAAGGGAATACGAGTCCAACTTCATTGGTCGACATAAGCGGAACGACCGGTTATGACCAATTAAGATTAAGAACGACCTACATACCAACAAGCGCTTCTGACCCTAATGGTAATGTTGGTGATATTTGTTGGGGTCTTGATGGTGCGACACCTTACATTTATTTGAAAACCAATACTGGTTGGGTAAGAGGATTTTTAGGTTCATTCTTCTAATTTAATAAAATTATGGCAATACTAACAGAACAAATAAAGGCTAATACGGTTGAGTTAAATGATATAGTTCATATCGCAAGAGATGACCAATTCCAAAGTGAAAACGGCTCATCTTATAAAGTAACTATTGCTCAACTTATAGATGCAGAGGCATGTTGTTTGACTGGCGGAGAATATGTTCCATCGGCCAATACTATAAATTTATTTGGTCAGTCAGGTTCACTGTCATTACAAATACAAAACGTAAGTATTTTTAGCGGAGGGTCTAATAGTTGCATAACTAATTTATATCTTAATAACGTACATCCATGTGTCGAAAATATCAATATACAACCGATTGCAATAAACAATGCACGAACTTATTTTGGTAGACTTTCCGGAATTTCGGGATTTACTGTATTCCACACAACCCAAGCTAACAACAACGAAAACGGAGGTATTTTATTTAACTGTACAAAACTAATTCTAAATACTAATACAATTGACACCCCGGTTAGTTTTAGTTTTTTGAGCAAAAATAGAAGGTCTGGTTGGTATTTTTATGATAATTTCTCACAAGGTACTTTTAAAGATGTTCAGGAGCCATTAATGAATAGCCCCAACAATAGTAACTCAACTGCAATGGCCGTAATAACACCTGGTTTGGATAGTAGTAATAAAGTTGGTGCGGTCATGGGAATTGTAGGTCAGTTTGACAATACTTTGGGATATTATGGAGAGGCCTCAGATTCTTTTTTATCGACAACAACACACTCTAATGGTTTGAATATAATATCAACAGCGTTAGATGGTACAGGATTTATAAGATTTTATTTGGGATGTGATTATAATTCCTGTGCCGGACCCCAAGAAGATTACCCAACTCCGCATATTCATATAGATGGTAATCCGGGTACTAAAGGTTTTATAGGTTTTGGGCTTAAAAATTTATCACCAACTTCATTAGTTGACATTAACGGTGTAAATGCTAATAGACAAACTTCTGGATTTCGTAACTTACGATTGAGAACATCTTATACCCCACCAACTTTTGAAATTAATATACCTGTTGGAACTGTGTGTTGGGATAGTGAAGGAATTTATATAAAAATTAGTCTTGCGGTTTGGAGAAGATTCGCAATGGCTCCTTGGTAATATTTGATTATGAAGTTTTTTTCACCTAACTTTTGAAAAAAAAGTTATGGAAGATTTATCACCAAAAATTGATTTGAAAGGACAACCCACCGAAGTTTGTGAAAGCTGTAGTAATGAATATTTTAAGGAAGTGGTTCTAATCAAAAGAGTATCAAAACTATACACAGGTAGTTCTGAAGACACTCTTGTTCCTTTTCCCACCTATATGTGTGGTAAATGTGGTCACGTAAATAAAGACTTCGCATTGTTTGAAAAAGATTAACATGATTAAAAAACTAATTCACTTCAGTGACCTACACGTTAGGTTATTCAAAGACCACGACCTGTATCGTAAGATAATGGTTGATGCGTTTGAGCAATGGGAACAAATCGCTCCTGACCGAATTGTTTTCACTGGTGACCTTGTACATTCTAAAAATCAAATGACACCAGAGCTCGTTGAGTTTGTTGCTTGGGTGCTGACAGAGTGTTCAAAGATTGCTAAAACAATATTGATACCCGGCAACCACGATTTCCTTGAAAACAATATGGAAAGATTGGATGCTTTGACACCTGTGGTTGATTCACTTCGTAATGATAATATTATTTATTACAAGAACAGAGGTGTTTATAAAGATGAAAATATTGATTGGTGTGTTTACTCACTTATGGACCACAACATACCACCAGACATTGAAAAATCGGATAGGGTAAAGATTGGTTTGTTTCATGGACCGGTACAAGGACTTACTACCAATTTGGGATTTAAGTTTGAGGACGGGTTTGAGGCATCTAAATTTGAGGGTTGTGACCTTGTTTTGTGTGGAGACATACATAAGCGTCAGATATTCGATATACCTGGTAATAAGAAGGCGTACATGATTGGCTCAACCATTTGTCAGAACTATGGTGAAACAATTACTAAACACGGGTATGGTATTTATGACGTTGAAAAAGATGAATATCTCACCGTAGATTTGGTTAATCCAAGACCATTTTTATCATTTAGAATTAACTCATTTGAAGAATTAGAACATGGAACAGAAAAGCTCGTTAATTATTGAGTTAAGTAATCAAGACCATAATGATTTGATGTCATTCTGTAAATTGAATGACATTGAAATGGTCGATGATTTTGCTAAACTTTGTTTTCGTAAAGGTTATTATATAGAGAAGTACGGGTTATTGAATCAAGGACAACTACCTGATATTATCGAGAGAGAACTTGAGAAGAAGGTTATTGTTGAGGATAGTTCTAAAATTGAAGAACTACAGAATGAGATTTACGTGCTCAAGGGAAAACTTGAAAATCAAAAAGAAGTTGAATGTGGGAAACTTCAACAATCACTCATGGAATTGAATCGACAAATTGGTGACAAAAACAAAGAAATAGAAAATTTAAACAAAAAGATAGACGAGCTTGAGAATCTCACAAAAACTTCTTATGCTTTTTATCTAAAAAATTCAAATATAAAAGAAAGATTATGATGACTTATTTAATTGCATGGTTTGTGTTGGCGTACGGATTCACCAACATTATGGTTTATGGTAGTATATTTGCCGGAATGAGAAAAAGAATTGAGTTAATTGGAAACTCTCATATTCCCGGTATAGCACCAATTTTTTCATTCATATCTGGCATATTGTCATGTATGATGTGTTGTTCTACTTGGGTAGGTTTCTTTTTGGGATTGTTCATATTTTCTCCCTCATACTATTTTTTGGGAGCATCGCCTTTCGTATCTTGGTTCTTTGATGGATTGATGGCGTCAGGTGCGGTGTGGGCAATCAACAGTGTTATAGAATGGTTTGAAGAAAACCGACCAGCAAAGTAATTTTTAAAATTTATATATTATGCCAAAGTCAAGAAACAGAAAGAACCACAAACAGAAGGTTCAAAATCGTAACAACATGATTAAAGGAATTCGTCGTAAAATGGAAACCGAATACACCGAAATGCTTTCCAAGAAATTTGCGGAAATGCAAAGTGAAATGTCGGCAATGACCGAAGTAGAAGAGGCGACTGTTGTGACACAACAATAAAATGGATTTGTTTAATCCCCCACCAAATTTCAACTATAAAAAAATGATTCATAAGTTAGATACTAATTCGCTTGATAATCCATACATACAGGTCGTATGGGAGGATTATGCTGAAAATATCACGCAAGAAAAGATAAAAAGCGTAAGACATTATTTTCAAAAGAAGTATCTATCAACAAATGTTAATGTCATAACCAAGACAAAGACATCTGATGAGACCGTTCAGACAGTTGATATTTCATTCAATGTATTGGATAAGAATTATCAACTTGAATTAATGAAGTCTTTTTTAACTAATAAGGGTAATGATAACCTTTATGATGAAATTTATAAGTTGGATGGTATTGTTGATAGTAAGTTGGCGATGGATGACTCTGAAGTAACACCATTCAAACGGTGGTATATCAAAAAAATAGAGTTCTCTAACTTTCTATCATATGGGGAAAATCAAGTTGTTGATTTCACAAAGTGTGATGGTATCACGGTGATTGAGTCTAACCCACCAAACTTTGGAGGTAAGACCGTATTGTCGGTTGACTTGTTATTGTTCCTATTCTTCAATGAGACTACCAAGACATCAAAGGCTGAAGAGGTATTCAATCGTTTCACGGATAAGAACAAGGTATCTGTCAAAGGTGAAATCATTATTGATGGTGATGAATACATTATTGTTCGTAACATTGAACGTAAGAAGTCTAAAGCTGGTGATTGGAATGTTAAGACCGAGCTAGACTTCTTTAAGAAACTATCTGATGGTAGTCTTATGAATTTCACTGGTGAGCAAAGACGTGAGACTGAAACGTTTATCAAGAATTCTATTGGGTCAAAGGAAGATTTTCTTATGACTATCCTTACAACGGCAACTAATCTTGAGGATTTGATTGACTCTAAACCAACAGCTCGTGGTCAAGTGTTATCACGATTTATGGGTCTTGAGTTTCTAAAACGTAAGGAAGACGCTGCGAAGGAAGTGTTCAGTGAGTTTTCAAAATCAATGATTTCAAATGTTCATAATAGTGAGCAATTGAAAACTGAAATTGAGAATTGTAAAAACGGTATTCAAGAACATAAGAATACCATTGGTGAGAGACAGAGTGAATTAATTGATGTTCAGAACAGAATTATCAAAGGTCAAGAATATCGTGATGGGTTGTTAAAGAACAAACACACCGATATTGATAAAGAGATTAGTATGGTACAACCGGCTCAAGTTAAGTCCGAGATTGCCGACCTAAACTTCAAGAAAGATGTTGTGGTTAAACAATTATCTGAAGTCAAAGTTGTTGAACCATCCAAGTATTATCACGAAGACAAACACGATAAAGTTAAAGATGAATACAACAAATCATTTAAACAAATGGTTGAGGTTGAAAGTAAGATTAAATCAATTGAAGAATTAAAGAGTTCTGTTGAAGGTGGAATAAAATGTGAACACTGTGGAATTGACTTAATGATGGCCTCAATTACACAATCTAAAATTGCCGAACTTGATGGTTATATCCAGCAAAAAGACCAAATTTATACCACAATGCAGGTTTTAACCAGCACAGAACAAACATTTGTTAGACTTAAAAAAGAATTTGATGAATACGAAAAGAATAAACTAGTCAAAGAAAAACTCGACTTGAGCATTGAAAGTTTTGATATGAAAATTGAGAAACTCCATGACAAATTGAAAAAGTACGAAGAGGCCCAAGACAAAATTCAAGAAAATACCAAAATTGAAGAACAACTCCTCAAAGCCAATATGAGACTTGACGATTTGGAAAATCAAAAAACGTCAGTTAATAATGAGTTAACTCGTCTCAACTTTGACATTGAAAAACTTAATGATAAGATTGATAATAACAATAAGATTATTGAGAAGATAAAGCAAGAAGCGGAGAGAGAAAAAATCTATAAAGTTTATTTGGAGATTTATGGTAAGAACGGAATTTCAAAGATTATCATGAAAACCATGATGCCACTTATCAACTCTGAACTTCAAAGACTTTTAGAAAACAGTTGTCATTTCAGATTGGAAATTCAAATTAATGAAAAGAATGAGGTTGAATTCATCATGGTTGATAACAATACCCAAGTTGAAAAACTTATGTCATCAGGGTCAGGGTATGAACGTACAATAGCATCGCTGGCGTTAAGAGCGGTATTAAGTAAGATATGTTCATTACCAAAACCAAATATCATAGTTTTTGATGAAGTTTTTGGTAAAATATCTAATGATAATCTTGAAATGGTTTCAGAATTTTTCACAAAAATCAAAGATTATTTTGAAAAAATTTTCTTAATAACTCACAATCCATTAGTTACCAACTGGTCGGATAATGTTATCAGGATTAGAAAGGAAGAAAATATTAGCTACGTGTCACAATAATTTGTGTAATTGAAAAGTTTGAGTATCTTTGTCAAAAATTAATCATATGAACTACTTATTAATTGTATTCGGAAAAAATATGAACGAAGTGTCGGCAATCGATATTTGCGAAAAAATTACAGGAGAAGAAAAAATTCATGAGGTACAATACCATGTAACCGATGACTCCATAACAATACTGTTCAAGAGTATTCTGGCCCAAAAGAAACTACATCAAATTTTCTCACCAATTTTTGGAGAAAAGAACACAATCTATGTTCTATTAGAAAATGTCAGCGACATAAACTCCGCTAACATGGCTAAAGGAATTTACCAAATGTTCTTCAATAATGAAGAGGTGAATGAAAATGAAGAAGTGATAGAATTTGAAGAGGAGGAAGAATTTGATATCGATGTTAGTAAATTAAGAGACTTATTGAATAAGAAAGTTGAAGAAAAAGAATTAACTTTGGACGAAATCTTGGATAAGATTAATACCCAAGGGATATATTCACTAACAGATAAAGAAAAAAAACAATTAGATAATTACGCAAACAATATATGAAAGACAAAAACACAGGTATTCCTATTAACCAAGAAGAAATTCAATATTACCTCAAAGACATTCGCAAAATAAAGGTAATGTCTCCCGAACGTGAGCGTGAGCTCGCCTCAAGAATGTTGTCTGAAAACATTACAGATAAGGAACGTAAAGAAATTGAAAAAGAATTGTTGATTGGTAACTTACGTTTTGTAATTACCGTGGCCAAACAATATCAGAATCAAGGATTAGATTTCCCTGACCTCATTGCCGAAGGTAACTTGGGTCTTATGAAAGCTATCCATAACTTTGATTGGAGTAAAAATCTTCGTTTCATATCATACGCAGTGTGGTGGGTTAAACAATCAATCCTTCAATCTCTTAACGACAATGCTCGTACAATCCGACTACCAGTAAATGTTGTACAGGACCTACAACGAGCAAAGAAAGAGGTTGAGTCAAAGGGTGGTAAGTTGGATGAGAAGTTTGAGATGTTACCTTCGATTATTGACCTTGATATGAATATCAATGAGGAAGGTGATACACTTGTCGATATTATTAAAAATGAAGACGCTGACATGCCTGACGCGGTATTCAACAACAAAGATGTACTGAAGTCGGAGTTAATCAATCTTCTAAACGTTTTGGACGAACGTGAAAAAGTAATCGTACTTGACTACTTTGGTCTAACTGGTACTCCACGAACATTGGAAGATATCGGAACAGATTTTGGTCTTACCAAAGAACGTGTAAGACAAATCAAAGAGAAAGCGTTGAGGAAATTACGAAACGAAAGTTCAGTACTTTTCGACTACATGTAAAAAATAAAAGACCTTCTATTTATTATAATAGAAGGTTTTTTACTTTTATAATAAAACTATCATGAAAAAAGTATTAGAATTTTTAGACGCATGGGGTGTTAGAATTTCAAGTATTCTCATCCTTATTATCTTTTTCAAAACCTGTAGTACTAACACACGTATAGAAAAGGTTAAAGATGTATCCTTAAAAAATAATGAGAGAATTGACTCTTTGGCTATCGAATTGAGAAAAGAAATCAAAATCGAAGGTTTGGAGGCGGAGAGAAGAATGATTCAATCAACCGATAGAGAGTTGATGGATGTTACAAGACAAGAAAGGATTGGTAATATCATCGACAGTTTAAAAACTCGTAAATGAGAAAAATATTTAACTGGGTTGTAGAACACCCCAACAGAACTATGTTCTTGATACCAATTATATTGGTAGCTATTATCTCAATATCCCACGTCGTTTCTTGGTATGACATAGCCAATCCATTTAATTGGGCCATCTACTTATCAATTGCAATTGAGATTGGTGCAATGACGGCTCTTGTTGCTGCAACCAACAAAATTAAAGGAGGGGTTTGGTTTATGTTTGGGTTGATTACCTTCATTCAAATGATTGGTAATATCTACTTCTCGTTTAAAGAAATTGAGGTTAATGGGGAATTATTCAGGTCTTGGGTTGAATTAACATCACCTGTATGGGAAGCTCTTGGCTCTGATATGTCTGATATGACATCGGCAAGAAGATGGTTGGCGTTTCTTGAAGGAGGTTTGTTACCTATTATATCATTGACATCGCTTCACTTCTTTACAAAATACGATGTTGGGAAAAAAGAAAACAAAATTGGAATTGAAAAGATTGTTGTTGAAAAAACGGTAGAAGTACCGGTTGAAAAGATTGTCGAGGTGGAGAAAATTGTTGAAGTACCTGTTGATAAGATTGTGGAAGTTGAAAAGATAGTTGAGGTAGAAAGAATAGTCGAGGTACCCGTTGAAAAGATAGTTGAAGTACCAGTTAGAGACGAGCAATCATACGCACAACTATTATCAAGGATTGCTGAATTAGAAAAAATGCAACCTCCTGTTGTTGAGAAAATAGTTGAAGTCCCCGTCGAAAAAATAGTTGAGGTGGAGAAGATAGTCGAAGTACCGGTCTATATTGAAAAAGGTAACGATGATGATGAAAACTCAAGAAGATTGACCTACTCAAAGTAAAATGACCTATGTTCGAATTAATAAAATACGGAGAGTTTGAAGTAGGGGACCACAACAACAAAATTCAGATAATATTACTTAATACTTTAAGAGACAAAGAAACGTTTTTGAACTCCGCGAAGTATAGATTTAACGGGAAAAATCAAAAAATACCTAACTACTTAATCACTAGGGAAGGTAAGATTATTCAACTATTAGAAAACACTGAAAGTCCTAAATTCTTTTTGGATAAAAAAATAAATCAGAATTCTATTATAGTCTGTTTAGAAAATTTAGGTTGGTTACAAAAAGAACCTTTAAACGAGAATTACATTAACTGGATTGGAGATATTTATAAAGGTAATGTGTTCGAAAAAAAGTGGAGGGATTATTTCTTTTGGGAACCTTATAGTGAAATACAAATCGAAGCGACAGCTTTTATATGTAAAAAATTGTTCGAAGAAATATCCATAAAGAAGCAAGTGGTAGGACACAATACCAAAATTAATGGAGCCGAGAGAACAGAGGGAGTTTTATGTAGAAGTAATTTCAGTCAAGATTTTACTGACGTAAATCCTTCTTTCGATTTTGAACTTTTTTTAAAATATATAGAAGATGAACAATTCACATGATGAAATTAAAAAATTACTTCGAGCATCTCGTGAGATGTTGTCTAGTACTGAAGTAATTGACGAAACAAATAGAATTAAAAACCAATACGGTATTCTAACTGAACAAGGAGTTAGCTTGGTTGGGGGCGGTAATGTCACTAAAAAACTTAATGTTGCTAAATCTGTTGAAGATGAAATTGAGGATGACGAACAAGAAATGGACCCATCCAAAGAGGATAAGAAACAGGCTTACAGAATATCAGGAGGTATTTTAGTATTACACGGAAAGGACAAGACAGATTTAGAATTGACTACCGACGAGAAAATCGCGTTCCAAGAAACTATGGACGAATTCGTGTCAGAAGTTTCCGATTTAGTAGATTTCAACAAATTAAATGTATATACAAACAATGTTGAATGGTCAGGTAAAATTATTGATTTTGATATAGAATTTTTCTACTCGATAGGTGAAGAAAATGGAATCTATCTAAATGGAGAAATGATTAAAACTGACGAGAAATTTTTGGATTTGATAACAAAACTAAAAACTTATTATGAAAAATTCAAATCTAAATGGGCTAAAATTTTGGCTTCTCGTAAAAAAACAAAACCTGAAGAATGATGAACTTGAAAGATATTATAAGTAATTTACTAATCATCGCAGTTGGTGCTTTGGTTGTGTATTCATTAATGCTTACTACAGATTTAAGTGTTGATGTTAAATCTTACTATGACAGAGTTGATGGGTTACAGACCAAAATTGATTCTGCTATGGCGGTCAATCAAAGAATTGACAATAAAATTGCTAAACTCGACTCGGCTATTTTGGTTATTAATAACGAAATACACCTTGTTGATGAAAACATAAACATAATTAAAACTAGAACAAATGCCAAAGTTTCTGCTGTTGATAATTTTAACTATTCTGAACTTCAAAAGTTTTTCTCAAAAAGATACAACCCAAATAACCCTAAGTAACCAAACTGCCAAGTTAGTTATAAAGGATATTTTAGCCGGTGACGGGTGTAAAGAAGAGCTCGAGCAAACTTACCTAAAGATTGCTAAAATGGAGGAAAGAGATATCCAAAAGGATAGTGTTATTTATTTCCTTAAAGAAAAGGATTTAAATAATCAAAACATTATAGGTTATAAAGATGGTCAAATAGGACAATTAAGAGAATTGTCTAAAAATTTAGAAGACGCAATAGAAGACCAAAATGATAAAATAAAATGGTGGAGACGAGGAGCTATTGCTGGAGGAGTTACCACATTACTATTATTAATAATTGCTTTTTAACATGGCACTTTCAGACACCGATAAAAAACAAATTGAAGTCATGATACGTAAAGAAATCAAAGACTTCATTGGTAGTAATACCATGAGACAATATGAAGACAAACTTATTGACACTATTTCTCGAGAAATCAAAAGAGGAAAGATTGAGGGAGATGTTAAAGAGGTAGTCATAAAAGTATTCAGAGAGTTTTACAATTTTATGTGGACTCAAAGAGGATATTGGGAACCAAGATTGAAAAATGCTTAAAGAAGAAGAAAGTTTTACCAATAGGCTTAAAAGTGAAATTAATACCCAAGCCGGTAGAAGTGGTGTCGTACATAAGTATGGTAGTGACGCGGTAATGTCAATTAATAAACTTACACAATCTTTAGGTGAGGATGAAATGGAAGAGGACTGGTCTGAAAAGTATAAAAAAAGTATTGACTGTAATAACCCAAAAGGATTTAGTCAAAGAGCTCATTGTCAAGGGAGGAAAAAGAAAATGAAAGAAAATATAACCGAAGCCGAAAGAACATTAATGGCAAGATTGAAAGACTTGGCAAGAAAACACGTCAAGGGTGACTCAAAAGATGCTAACCGAAAGGAAAAAATACAAAAAATGTTTGACATGTTAGTAAAACAACTTCACAAAGGTACAAAGGTGGAGATGGAACACGACATGGGTAAAGAGGAGGCTCAAAAAATAGCTTTAGACCATTTGGAGGAATTTCCTGATTATTATACACGTTTAAAAAAGGCGGAGGCGGCTGAAGCCACAGGCTCGGGCTCGGCTGGTGGGTTTGAGGTCCCCTTATTTTCTGAACCAAAAAAACTTGATAGTATGTTCAAATCAGAACAACCTAAAAAGAAAGTTAAAGGAGGTTTTGTTAATGACGAAACCCCCAAGAAGGTCGAGGCTACCGAAGCTACCAGCTCTTCTTCTGTTGGTGCCTATGACGCACCAGGTTTTGAAGATGTTAAAATGAAAGGTAATAATGAACGTGGTTCAGGTAGGTCATATAAGAATACACAAATACCTGGTGGAAAATTTGTTAAAGTTAAGGAAAAATGTAAAAAATTTCCTTATTGTAATCAGGGAGATATTAAAGCTTTGAAAATTTGGGAGAATAAGACACTCCAAAAAGTCATAACAGACATAAGTAAAAAACAGAATATTAGTGAGAGTGTAATCAAAAATATTATTGCTTACGAACTAGGATTAATTTAATTAAATTGATATTTATATAAAAAAATTAAAGATGAGACAAAAACTTAACGAAACCTATATTAATAGTTTGGTTGAAAAAATTATCAACGAAACTATCCATGAAAAGGCTGAACAAATCGAAAATATGTTGATGGGTAAGGAGACTGAAGAAGGTAATGCCTTTACAGCAGCTCTCGCTAAAACTAAAAAAGGAGAAAAATTTAAGGTAGGTGATAATACATTTACCGATACTTCGGATTATAATGAAGGTGAATTGGGTGAGGGTGAAAGTGTTTGTGAACAATGTGGTGCTAAAGGTCCTATCATGGAAGGAAACATGTGTGAACAGTGTTCAATGAAAGAAGGTGTTTACGAGGAAGAAGATATGGATGTAATGGATATGGAAGATGATGAGGATGAACAAAACAAAGAGTTTTGTCAATATCAAAAAAGTAAAATCGATAGTGAAGACGATGAAGATGTTAGAAATGATATGGTTCAGAGATATGAAGAAAAATGCTCTAGCATGGAAAAGAGCATGAAAGACTTAGCTCGCAGACCAATTAACATGAATGAAAAATTAGTAGGAGGACAAAAAAGGTTAGATAAAAACAATAATGGAAGACTTGACTCTGAAGATTTTAAAATGTTGAGAAAAAGTAAAAAAAGTGGTGGCGAAACTAAGGAAATTTGGGGAGCTTTGGCAGGTGCTGCTGAAGCGGCTTTACCTTATGTGGCTCCGGCGGCAACTGATTGGGCTTTAGACAAAATGTTTGGTGAAAATGTCGAGAAAAAAAATACAATAACAATGACCGAAGGAGAACTAATTAACTTCATTGAAAAAATTATCAAAGAAGAAAAATTGAAAGCAACTACTAAACATAAAGGATTAGCGACTTATGAAAAAGCTCACAAAGGTTCAGGTAAAGAGAACGAAGATTATCTAAAGAGTGTCACTAAAAAAATGAAAGACTATTTAAAAGATGGTTCTAAAGGGGATTATGAAACTGAACCTGACTTTTTCCCAAAAGGAAATGGTGAATTGGGTGATATGAAAAAGAAGGCTTATATACCTTCAGACGCGGTTCAAGACTATGTAGATAATCTTACTGCCGCTGGTCAAGAAAACCTTGATTATGATGAAATACATCCTAATGAAGATTGGGTAAGTGATAACATTGAGGGGTCATCAAGAACAGGTAATAATCCTGAATGGGCAAATACTGGTAAATCTGATGTTAATAAAAAGAGAAACGAGATACGTGAGAAGAATATGTTGGCAAAGATTAAGAGAAAGGCTTACAATAAAGCACCACAACCTGTTGTTACCGATGAGACTGGCGATACAGGTACTGGTAAGTTAATGATGAAGCTAGAATCTGAAAACGAGAAGACAACTCAAAAATTGAATGAAGAATTTGATAGAATGAAACAACTTCTCGGTTACAGTCAAAAAACACAATAATATACAATTAAATATTATTTCTTATTATTTCTCCATAAGGTTTCTTATGGAGAATTTTTTTAATTATGTGACCAAACCGATAAGTCCTGAGGATGTTGATGTATGGTTCAGAAGTAATAATATGATTGTAGAAAAAATTGAATTGTATCACGATTTTACTCGTTCTTTATATGATTTGATGATGGACACCTATTTTGGTCATGACAGTAAAAGTAATGAAACCAAAATAACCATGTCAGATGAGGACAATGAGAAACATTTTAACTGGTGTTGGAGTAAAGTGATTAATAACTTCGAAAAAGAGAGTATTGTATTTGAAGAAACTGGAGAACACTATGACTACTTCAAGTCATTTTTCGATGAGATATTTTATGAACAAAAAGAAAGTATAATTAGAGAGTCTGTTGGGGATTTTTTCACAGAATTATTTGACATCAACAAAGGGTTTACAAAGTCAGATTTAGACATGGTTACATCAATATATAGGGCGTTAGAAAAAAATATTAAAATATAAAAAATCCTTTTTTTATTTACATCTAGCACAAAAAAATTAATTTTACTCTATAATAAATCATTAAAAATTGTAACGATGGATACACTAGAACAAATCAAGTCCCTCACAGAAGAATTGTCTGTTGATGCGACTAAATTTTTCAAGGGTAATAAGAGTGCCGGTACTAGAGCTAGAAAGTCAGCTCAAGAATTGAAAGCTCTTTTACAAACTTTGAGAAACGAAATTTTGGACGAAAGAAAAAAAACTGAGGATGCTTAATTTTGAATCTTTATTTTTATTTTGTTTTATATTTTCAGTTTTAAATGTTCTACGAACATGTTTTAGGTTAATAAGTGCCCTGCTACAGGCAAACCCACAACAGTTTGTTCTCGGTAGTAGGGAGCTTATTATCCTCGGTATCAGTATTTCATATGCCTTAACATACATAATAAAGGGTTAATCATGAGTTTATATAAAGAATTTTCAACATTATTTCCATATCTTCAGTCAGTTAGAAAACTACAAAACTTTTTAAGTTTTGATGTGATGTTTTCTACAACATGGAAATTACCAAAAAAATATGTGGACGAAGAAAAAGTCATGGAACAAGAGTCCAAGACTGCTAATATGAGATTGTTTTCTTTTGTTTCAGAAATTGACGAACAATCAATTGAAAAAGTATCAACAAACATTCAGAGTATAATAAATTATAATTTAGAGAGAGAAGAGAAAGACCAACTTTTTCAAGAAAAAGTAAATGAGCTTAAAACATTATTTGAAAAACAATCTCTAAAGAATTTAAAGCAACTCAAATTTGAGTTCAAACAAACTAAAATAGAATTGGAGGATAATGTAGATGAAATCCGAGAAAGCGCTAAATTGGTTTCAGAGTGAAGTTGAAAAAGATAAAGTTGATTTAGAAAGAGAAAAATTAAACTTTATCAATTCAATTAAAACAAAAAATAAAGAAGAAATTATACCACAACCACCCAAAAAACTTAATCTATGGCAGAGAATAATGAAGGTGTTAATAGGATGATGGAGAAGTTCGCTTTACTTGCGGACGCCATGGAAAATATATATCCCCAAGGTAGAGGAGTTGTGGTGTTTGAGTTGAATGAAGATGATTTCAATCTAACTCAAAAAGAAATGCTAATACCTACGAATGTAAGTTCCCAATTCAAAGTTGATATTTCAGGGACTGAATTCATTTTTTTGAAACGTGAGTTGTTGAATGACGAAACAGATACGATTTAGGGAAACCTTTTTCTTCTAATATCTTATATAGATATTTTCTTTGTATAGTTGAATGGTCTTTGACAAAAATAGTATCGTTTCTTTTTTCTAATAGAAAGTGATTGTAAAGAGAGTCTATAAACCTAGATGAATCTTCAATAGTCTTTAGAGTAAATAACTTATAATCGTCATCATTTTGTATCACAATTTTATTATTTATTGATGACACCATAGACATACGGTTCTTTGGTAAATAAGTTGAGATAAGTTGTTCTAACGATATCTTCTCACCTGTGGAGTAATCTAAAACTTTATCAGGTATTTTGTAGTTATCTATTTTGATAATCTCGTATTTGTCATCTTCAAGAGTGACTTTACTCTGTCTCCCAAATTCGTCTTTTGTGTATAATGGAATTTGTTTATTATCATTTAGTTTTATTATTGCCAGTTCGTAATTACATGGCGACCCATTCTCAAAAGATTTCTCAAAAATAACCTTATTACTTTCTTTAATCATAGTTTCAAACACAGAAACAGTTTTTTTGTGGGTCTGAAACTTGTTGATTATTTTCTTTTTTACTTTATTTTTGAAAAGAACAATCTGATAATTAAAATTGGTTTTTTCCATAACAAAAATATAATAGAATAAAAAAATGAGTGTAGAAAGTTTTTACGATATTTTGGGTGTAACTGAAACCGCAACACAAGATGAGATTAAAAAGGCTTATAAGAAGAAAGCAGTTGAGCATCATCCTGATAAAGGTGGGAATGAAGACGTGTTCAAAAAAGTTTCCGAGGCGTATGATACATTAGGAGATGAAGGGAAACGTAGAAACTACGATAGTCAAAAGAATAATCCATTTGGTCAAACAGGATTTAATCCGTTTGATGACTTCTTTAATGGCGCTTTTGGACAACAGTTTAATCAAAGACGAGCTGTCCCCGATAAGATTATAGACGTTACAATCGGGGCAATAGAATCTTTTCTTTCAAGGGATAAGTCAATTACATATTCTAGACGTACAGAATGTCCTACTTGTCATGGACAAGGTGGTGATAGAATTAACTGTAATCAATGTGCTGGACAAGGATTTACAACCACAAGGGTTGGTAATGGAATGTTTATTCAAATGGTTAGACAAACTTGTGGTAGTTGCCAAGGACAAGGATTCACATATAGGACCAGATGTGGAGGATGTAATGGTGAATGTACAATAGCTTCATTAGAAACAATCAATGTAAAACTACCTCACGGGGTCGATGACGGACAGTTCTTCAAATTACAAGGAAGTGGTGATTATATCAATGGTATGTATGGAAATCTTGTAATGAGAGTTAGAATTGTTGCTGAAAATAACTTTGAAAAGGCTGGTAATGATTTGGTGTATAATGCGTTTTTTAATTTAGAAGAATTACAAAAAGATTCATTCAACATACCTCACCCTGATGGTAATATAGAAATAAAGGTTCCTACAGAATTTGATACGTCAAAACCCCTTCGAGTTAAATCGAAAGGGTTTAATACTAACGGAGTTGGGGATTTGTTTATTAAACTTTTTGTTAAGTTTAAAAAATAGAGATAATGTCCTTCACTAATGATACCATTCCGTAGAATGCGAAGAATATTATTGACACGGCAATAATTGCCCCAACTTTTTCCTTTTTTGAAAACTCAAATTCTGGAAATTTTTTCTTACCACAACTTGAACAACCTTTTTTCTTTTCTTCCATATTATTTTTTTAGTAATAATAAATAAAGGAATAAATTTTTCAATTCAAAATTTGCTTTTTTAAGGTTTATTGATTATGTTTGTACCATGTTAAGCTATATAGGAGGTAAATCAAAGATAGGTAAATGGATAGTTCCATATTACCCAAAGGACATGGAAACATATGTTGAAACATTCGGAGGAATGTTTTGGTGTTTCTTTAATATGGATTTGAAACAATACCCAAATCTCAAACGGGTTGTTTACAATGACTTCAATCCACTAAATTACAATTTGTTCATGTGTCTTCAACAACCTGAATTATTATTGTCTGCGGTAAATTCAATACCGTGCCAGCAACAAGGAGTTGAAGTTACACCGGCAATATATAAAGAACAGTTTAACGAGTTTCAACAAGAAATATTTGGGGATGGTTTTACAATCAACTATCCTGACTATGATGTCGCGGCAAAATACTCATACGTTCTTACACAAGTGTTCAGTGGTTCTAAACCTGAAACAAGTTCGTTTATTGATTTAAAGGGTAAGTACAAATCAAAGTATCTTACGTTCAGAGACAAGTTATCTAAACCTGATTGGGTAGAACATTTTAACAGGATAAGTCATTTTAGATTGGGTGACTTTGAGAATGTTATTAAGGAGTTTGATAGCTCTACAACTTATTTTTATCTTGACCCACCGTATTGGAAAACCGAAAATTACTACTCAAACCATGACTTTGACCGTGATGACCATGAGAGACTGGCAAATGTGTTGAAAACTATTGAAGGAAAGTTTTCGTTATCTTACTATGATTTCGTACTTTTGTCGGAGTGGTTTCCCCAAGACCAATATAGATGGGAAAAGAAGGAATTTGCTAAGGCCGCCGCAGCAAAGAAAGGACAATCCCAAAATATGGGTGAGGAGTTGCTAATTATGAATTATTGATATATTTATAATAAAAAAATAGACATGAAGTTTACATCACTTTTAACAAATTTGATTTTGGAAAATTCAAGATTCCAAGTTCTTTACGACAAGATGGTTAAACCTGCTAAGGGTCAAGAAGGAGACGCCAGAAAACCTAAAGGTTTGATGGACTTTGAAACTTTGAAGCAAATAATTTTTGCTGACCCAACAACCAAAGCACCACAAGGTATGACACCTGAAACTGCAAGTGTTGAGGACATGGAAAAAGTTAAAGTTGGTAAGTATAGTCAATGGCTGTTGAAGAATTTTGTAATGCCAACTTTTAATGATGAAAGGACAAATATCGAAAAGGGTACTGCTGAATACAAAAGAGCGATGGATGAGTATCAAAGATTGTTTATTGAGGACTTGTTTAAAGTTACGGAGGACCTTAAAAAATATGAAAGGTTTAAAAACCAATTCCCTCAAGACAAGAGAGATATCAACAAATTAACAGTTGATGATGTTTTTGAATTGACTAAAGATTTGAGTCTTGAGAAGACTAAAGCTACAAAATCTGAAAAAGAAAAGGCAAAAACAACCTATGAACACCCTGGCGCAGAAATCATGTTTAGAGGCCCAAATTGGACTTTAGTTAAAATTGAAGACCAAGGTACTCTCGGTTCAGACGCCGCTTCATTCTATGGTGGTTATTATCTTTATAATGAAGGAGAGTCAAGATGGTGTACGTCTCCACATAATTCAAATTATTTCAGAACATATATTAAGGATGGTCCTTTGTATGTTGTATTACCTAATGATGATGGAGGTAGTGTTGGGCAAAAGACAGGTCTTCCACAAGAAAGATATCAGTTCCACTTCCCTTCAGGACAGTTTATGGATAGAGAAGACCGCCAGATTAATTTGGTTGAATATCTCAACGGTAAAATGTCTGAACTCAAAGAATACTTCAAACCTGAATTTGCTAAAGGATTGGTAAGTAAAGGTGGTGATAAGGTTGAAATTAACTATCCTGATAGCTCTGCCGGTAAATTCATTGCGTTATATGGTTTTGAAGATTTGTTTGAGACATTACCTGAAACAATTGAGAAACTTCTTATTACTAATAAATCTAAAGAACAAATTGCTTTGGATGTACCGGAATCATTGGGTAGATTCACTAATCTTGATGGTTTGTTACTTAACAATATTATTAGGTCTTTACCGGAATCGATAAGTAATCTTCAAAAACTTAAATTCTTGTCTTTGAATAATAACAAAAATCTTGAGTCATTACCGGAAGGTATGGCGGATTTACCAAAATTGGCATTTGTTAATTTGGTTGGTTCTAATCCTAATGTTCAGATACCTGATAGATTGAAAGAAAAGATGAGTGAAGAAATGCCAGGTTTTTGGCATGTTGATTAAAAATTTTTTGGCGGTTTGATTTGTTTTTCTATATTTGTAAAAAAAAATTATGATGAAAAACGTCGATGTGGAAATTTATGTTAATCAGATGATTTCTTTTTTTGAAAAGAATCCGAATGACCTATCTAATTTGATTGGAGAATCGTTGAAAGATAGGTTTTTTGACAAAATCCGAATCAAGTGCTATGAAAACTTGGAAACAGGCGATGAAATTTCTTTAACACAAAAACAACTTATTGACATTGTTGTCGAACTTAAAACGGAAGAAATCTCTTCGGGGTCTTCCGTGGTTATTCACGATGTCTTCGAACAAAACAAAGTTGGTATCTTTTGTTTAAATTAATTTGGCAGGACAGGATTTCCGATGTATATTTGTACCACAATTAAAAACAATAAACCCCATGATGACAATCCAAGAACTTCAATCAGCTACCCCATCAGTATTCAACACTCAAAAGTCAAGTAAACTTTCAGACCGTTACGTGGTTGTACCAACCATTGAGGTTATCAACAACTTCATTGACGCAGGTTGGCAAGTCGCAAGTGCCAAACAAGTAGGTCAAGGAATGTTCGCTAAACATTCTGTTCGTCTTCGTAACTCGGACCTTCCTAAAGTAGGTGACTCACTAGTTGAGGCAATCATCACCAACTCTCACGATGGACGTACCAAACTCCAAGTTGGGGCAGGTCTATACCGACTTGTATGTTCAAACGGACTTGTAGTCCCAATGCAAGAATTGGTTAACATTAACCAACGTCATATGAACATTCAGATGGATGAGGTTTACCAAATCACAGAGAAGTTTCTTGAGATTAGTCCTGTGATTGAGCGTTCAGTAAATCGTATGATGGAGAAGGAAATGTCAATGGATGAAAAGATTGACTTCACAACCAAAGCTATCGGAGTACGTTGGAAGAACACAGAGGACATCTCAACACTGACTCTCGAGTCAATTGTTAATCCACTCCGTGTTGATGACTTCGAAAGCACTTTGTGGAATACCTTCAATGTAGTCCAAGAGAAGTTGATTCGTGGGGGATTTGTTAAAGAGCAAGGTCGCAACAAGCGTACAGTGAAACCAATCACTTCACTGAACATGGACACCATGATTAACCAAAAGTTGTGGGAACTTGCCGAAACATTCATCTAATCAAAATGGGGGAGGAAACTCCCCCATTTTGATTATTTGGAATATTGAATTATTTTTATTTAGAAACTTCCCACCATTTAGGACCTTCGTTAGATAAAAAGTCTACCTTTTTTTCATTTTTACCACCCATTGATACAACCCAAGTAATCATAGCTTCTCCATCTTTACTCAGTAATTTAGTTCCTGGAGTTGCTAATCTTTCCCCATGGACACTATGAAAAATAATCGGAATTCCGTTTTTAATTGCACCTACATAACCAACGTGTGTATTAAAAGTAAATGGTGTTTTGTCTTGATAAATACCGGTTTTGTCTAATTGTCTATTTTGGACAGCTCTTTCACAAAATGCTTTTCCTTTATTACCTGAGTTACCATAGTACATACCAACAATATCCCCAACCTTTAAAGATGAAAGATTTACGTTTGATTTGGATGGATAAAAACTAGAAATGGTTGATGAAATTTTACTACCATTTTTACAACTTTTATCTTTACCCTCACCTTCTAGCTCAAAACAAGAACAAGAGTCCGAGTTTACAAATTTTGAGTTTCTAATATTGTCCCAATTAATCGAACCGTCGGTGAACATATTATATAAAACTGACCCTTTAGTTTTTGCGTTAACAAAAGCTTGCCACGCATTTCCAAGATAGTTACCCGTCATTTTTCTAACATATTCAGAACATCCTTCACCACCGCCATTACCAATTGTGGACTCATTTTTATCTGAAATTTTATTACAAAGTGTATTATCAACCGCAACACAACTCTCTGTTCCCGACACTTTATTTTTTTCCTCAGATTTTTTTTGTAAAGACTTAATACCCATACTCATTACAGTTTTTGTATCTATTTTACCTGTAATTGGTAAGTTATTATCTTTTTGATATTTTTTTAAAGCGGTTATTGTTTTTCCCCCAAAAATCCCGTCAACTCCGTCTAAATTTTTTCCACTCCTACCCAATAAACTACCATATTTAGGTTTAAGTTTTTTTTGTACGTCATACACAGTTTGGGAAAAACCTTCATCTAATCTAATTTTATTTTTTGATTTTGAAATGGCTTCTTTGTGTAAATTCAAAATTCTACTTTGTTCTTCTTCGGATATTAGTAATTTTTTTAACATTTTGGGGTTTTTATATAAATATTTAACATACCTATAATTGTTAATAAGTTTATGTAAATTTATTTTTTTTTGGGATTGATTTTAACTTATCTTTGTTTTTTTAAAATAAATAAAATGAAAAAAACACTAATAATCTTGGGATTTATAAGTTCATTTATAATATTTTCAATCTTGAAAAAAGACAAATTGTATTACATACCGTTTGATATTCCTGGTAAACAAATGGCGGCCACAATACCTCCATTCGGTATTTTTATCGAGTCAAAATATCGTTCTAATGAAGAAATGTTAAGACATGAGTTGGTACATTGGGCTCAATACAAGAGGATGGGAGTTTACGGATTTTACTCTACGTATTTATCTGAGTACAAAAAGTACGGTAGGTTTGATGGGCCAATGGAAGTAGAAGCTCGAAAATTAAGTAAAATTAAAACAAAACACAAAATGTGTTTTGATTAACGTATTTTATTTTATTCTATTATTTTATACAGGATAAACTTTTAGCTGTATTAACGACCTCCTTCAAATATCCTAAACTGCTAATATATTGAATTGTTGGTTCATCTGAAACTAAATTAATTGCTTTTTGGGTTACTGTAGTTGTATCAGTTTTGATATTTGGAATATAGTTTTTTATAACTTGGTTTTTATCTACTTTTAGTACCAAATCAGGTTTATCTTTAGGAAATGGTTGATATACACCATTAATACTATCACACGGAGCCATAAATTCAGGATTGTTTGTTTTACAATATTTTTTCTTAAATCTAGATGAACCTAAATTATATGACATAATTGCGGCATCCATAACACTATTATTTGATGAAGATGGATTATCTATGAGTTGACCTTGGTTTATTATTTTAGACGGACTTTTACTATCATAATATGGGGTTAATTCTTCGTATAAATTTATAAGGTGTTTAGTAACTGCTAAAAGTGAACCTGATAATGACATCAATTCCTCCAAATCTACTCCATATTTTTTTGCGATATCTGGAGTCATTTGAGCAATTCCCATACTCGGAACCCAATTATCTTTATTAAAAACTTTTTTAGCCCCATATTTCAAAACCTCACTAAAACCCGGTATTGTATCACTAAGCTTATTCATCAAGTATTCTGGTGCTGCTTTAATACCGTACATACCCATAACCTTACCAAAATCAGATTCTCTACCAATTATTCCTATTGCATATTTTACGTAAAGTGGGTCAAAACCTTCAGAAATTACAGATACCGCAGCTGTTGAAATTTCAGGTGTGGTACAAGTATATTTGTTGAGGTTCAAATCGTATGTTTTGACAACGCTTTGACTTTTAATTGGGGTATTTTGGGTGACTGGTTGTTGTTTGGATACTTGTTGCATTCGATTCATTCCTTGAGCATATTTTTTTTGTTCTTCAGGCTTCAATGTGTTAGTTTTAAATTTGGTTTGCTCTAAAATTATTTTTTTTACAATTTTAAACAAATCAGATTCAGTGAGTTTGATAACTTTTTTCATTTGACTATAAAAAAATAAATATGTATCTTATTTCTTAATAAATAGATTTGAAATCAAATTAATACAGTCAGATTAACAAAATTACTTATATTTGAAAAAAATTTTTTAAGATATAAAAATCTATATTTAATACTACATAACTTTATTCTATGACTGAACTTCTATCAAAAAGGTTTGAGACCTTCGTGTCGTTGGAGCATCACGACTTCAATGAGTTAACTTTTACCGAAGAACAAGACGACTTAAATATTTTTTCCCTTTCAAATGGGAGGTTTTGGGAGGGAAGATTATCGTTCTCACTAAAACAAAAACACACGAGCAAGGAGGTATTTGAGGAAAACTTCAAAAATCCTTTGTATAATCTATTTCATAGAAGGATGACTGGTGTTGTTGCTGCGGATGATGAGAGGATAACATTAAAGTTTTTTTTGTATTCAAGAAACCGAAGACCTGATGAGAAGTTTGTAAGAATTACTACAAATTGTGTTTACATGACCTATAACTTCAAAAAGAATTGTCTTTATACGGGAATTGTAAATGGATATCATAAAAAGAAAAAAGTTAATAAGTCAGTTAAGATTGTGTCATTTTCTAACGATACGGTAAATGATTTGTTGGGTAAATACATAACATGGTTTCATTTTGTTCATGAAAATTTACCTGAAAAGAAAACCACCAAAAATGGTTTTTATGATTTGTTAAGTACGTTTATAGATAACATACCTGGCGTAGTTTATGACAATGAAAAGTATGGTACTAAAACCATCCATAAGACTATTTTAACCAAAAAGAATATTAAGTTATCCGACAATTGGTCTTCATTTTCTTGTCATTTTCCCCAACCAAAGGCGAAAGACTTCAAGAAGTATGGTGATAGATATCTCAATGTGATAATGGAGATTAATGGTTTAAAGGGTGATAAGATACGTAGAGTATTACATAAGATTAAAAACTTTAACCCTTTGGTGTATCACAAGGCAGTCCGTTTCTTTGGTAAAGATTATCTTTTGGGAAAGTCTGATGACGAACTACAAAATATATTTGAGACAACTTGTATGGGGGATTTTCTTAATATGAATTTTGCCTCAATACACTCAAAGAAAGAACGCAATTGTATTTTTGAAATATTCAAATTGGTTATTAACGATGAAATTAATCCCCAAACATTTGCGGACCATTTCATTTTCTATACTAACTTGAAAAACTATGAAAACATCAAATGGACCTCGACAACGTATGATGAGTTTAGGGAAGAACATTTGAATTGGACGGAGTTAAATGACTTTTATACCAAAGGAACGTTCGATAGAATATATAACGATAAATTTGAGAGTGAGGTTACCAAACCAATATTTACAGATGGGAAAACTTTCTATCCTGTAATTCTGAAAAGTTCCTCAGAATATAATGACGAATCATTTATTCAATCTAACTGTGTTAAAGGTTATATCAAACGACCTGACGCTTTGATAGTATCATTGAGAAAAGATAGTCCTGATTCTAAAGAAAGAGCGACTATTGAGTTTAGAATTAGTTTTGATACTGTTATAGAACTTAAGAGAGTACAAACCCTCGGAAGATTTAATAAATCACTAACTTTGGAATGGGATAACATTTTACCTATATTAGATAAAAGAATTAATGATTTGGTATATACATTTGATACACCAAAGATAAAGTGTAAAATTGGATATATTGAATTCACATCAGAGTCTAAATTTGTTGATTATAATAAGATAAGACTTAATAGACCATTAATGAGATTTTATGATTCTTCGGATAATTCATTGGAGTGGGAGGATAAAAGAGTTAATAACATAAATGATATCGCAATACCTTTGCTAGAAGAATTTTAATTATGGAAAAAGTACCACAACATTGTATAGATAAGTTTAGACAGAAGTTTGGACAATATCCCTCAATTATTGAGTTTGATTATGATAGTGTAGATAACTTTGACAAATTGACGACAAGGTCATATACTATTTGGTTTAAATCAATTTTCACTGACAAAGGTGTTAATTTTATAGAAAAATATATCGAGTATGACGCGTCAGGTATTCATTTCTATGTAGAAAAATTAGGAGAAAATAAAGTCAAAATATTTATAATGACAACACCTGATAGATACAGTGTTGCTGAATTTACAATAAATAATTTAATTAAAGCAAAAAATGGAAATTACAAGCAAAGAACTCCAAGAGAAAATGAATAATGGTGAAAAATTTATAGTGGATTTTCACGCCGCGTGGTGTGGTCCCTGTAAAATGTTGAAACCGATTTACGAAAAGGTTGCCCAAGATTTGGCATCAAAAAATTCAGATGTTAAACTTTATACAATGAACGTAGATAACAATCGTGATATGGTTGTATCGTTGGGTGTTCGTAGCGTACCAACAATTAAGAGTTTCGCTAACGGAAAAGAAATGAACACAAGAGTTGGTTTGTTACAAGAAAACGCACTTTTGGACCTAGCAAACAATTTGTTAAATGGATAAGTTAGTTATAGTTTTCACAATGGACGGTTGTCCATTTTGTGAGATGATGAAAACCCAATTGGTTGAGAGTCAGATTGAGTTTGTTGAGAGAAATATCAATACTCATGCCGACGAATATCAATTGTTTGTTGAAGCAACTGGTAGTGAGTTTGTTCCGGCATTCATGATTATTGATGACCCATATGGGGAACCAAAGTCAGAAGGTTTTGTTCCTGACAAACACTACAATACAATAGAAGAAGGTATTCAAATTATTAAAAATAAATTAAACGGATGAATCTATCATTTAACAAACACGGACAACTACACATACCAATAAAGAAATGGGATTTAGATGACGGAAATATTTTAGTGATATATCAAGGGTCTCGAGGAGCGAACCCCGATTTGGACTTTATTGTCAAATATAAAGCACCAAACAAAAGATTGAGAGCTCCATCTCACACACATTGGATTGTTGATTTGATTGTTAAATCTAGTCATTCATCATCCGATGTGTGTGACTTTGTTTCTGATTGGATTGAATTATATGATAAGATAGAACCATTCAATTCAACCGAGGAGAGAGACAACTACGAATTAATCTACAATGAGTATTTCTGTGATACTTATACAACCATAGATAACTTGGGTCATTTATCTGTGGAATTTTTGTCAGCACTTATTGAGTTATTCATTAAGTGTGAAAAACAAACTCCTGGTGCTTTCATGTTTAAAAATCTTTTACAGTTAGTTAGGGACTTCTGTAATGGCAAGAAAGATTTTTATCAGGTGGTTTCTTATTCTAAACGAGTTTAGATAATATATAATTCAGATATCTTGTCACCAACTAACCAAGGTTTGGTTTCTAGTTGTGTGTCTAAATCATTACTTATATCGTAACCCTTGAGATATTTTTTCTCAAATCTTTGAATATTAAAATCGAACACGTCCAATACCATCGATTTAATTTTCTCATTCATATATGGGGAGTTACTTAATATATCGATAATAGGGTCGTTTGTTTCCTCATCAATAACGTCGGTATATTTTATTGACATGTTTGTTGCTTTAATTGCTTTGAATAGCTGATACGCGATGTATTCACAGTAATAAAATGCAGACCTACCGTTGTTTAGACTATACCCATATGGGAACTCAGACTGTCTTGAACCTCTAATGTCTTTAAATGAATAATCTATTGGTTTTTCAATGTATTCATTGGTGTATATCAAAAGCTTATCCGTGTAATCTACCGCTTCCCAAATGTCAGAATGATTATATACATAATTTAAAACTCTCTCATGGAATATAGGTCTTACACTATTGAAAAATTCAAAACAAAATTCTTTCTTTTCTCGATGTAAGTATTCACAGTCATATTTGATTAAATCAATCGTATTAATGTTTTTGATACCTAATGTAGATAATTGAGATTTCATCTTTTCAAAAAATGATTCTTTGATTGAATCTAAATCAATTATTTTCTTTGATGATGTTTTGCCCTCAACAACAAAGAATGGCTCAAATTGTGTTACTCTAATTTCAGTGTATGGATTACCATCTTTAGATATTTCCGACATGATATAATCAGCGAATTTATTAACGATACCGATTCTGTAATTAGGATAAATATACTTCATAAAACTGTTTTGAAATTGATAGTGAAAAAAATCCACATATTAAATAGAAAAAGGGGAATAAATTCCCCCTTTAATTTTTTTTACACCCAACATCCCATTCATATTATTTCTTATAATACTTCTCAACAACCTTATTTACCTGTTCTTGAACAGTTTGGTTATTTTGAGGCGTTTGAATTTGACCAGGTGCTGGTTGAGCAGGTGCCGCTTGAGCTTCTGCCTGTTTGTTTTTACATCCACATCCCATGTGATTAGTTTTTTTAGGTAGTTTATTTCTTATCGTTATAAACATAAATATCTTTATTTGAGACAATTTGTAAAGAATATTGCTTTATTTACGAAATAAAAATATTTATCAGTACTATGGGTAAAATAAAACTCACGGAAAGTGAATTTAAGAAGTTTTTGAGGATTACGCTTGTCGAGCAAAGTGAGGAAGAATACTACAAAATTTCACCAGAAGAATTTTCAGAGTTGATGAAGTTCGGTGGATATCACGGAAAAAGTGTAACAAAATTAAAAATGTTTGGAGGTAAACCAATTTGGATTACTGGTGATTTGATTTTAAATGATACACCTACCGATTCATTAGGTAATGTTAAATATATTGAGGGTAGATTAGATATTAGACATACAAACATAAGTGATTTGTCAGGTGTTGAAGTTAAAAATTATACTTGGGACTCTGGAACACCGAGGGAGGCAAGACGTAAAGCTGAAGAAAGAAGAAAAAAATTACAAAGCGCCGAGGAGAGAAGATTCAATAAGGAGTGGGATATCGATAATCCTGATATTACTGAACTAGGTGAAAAGGCAAATGCTCTATATGATATGTTGGTTAAAGATAGAGAAATCGAAGAACCTGATGAAGAACAACTTGATGAATTAAAGAATCTTGAAAATGAAATCAGGAGAGTTACTAATGAGATGGAACAGAGTGAGGACGAAGAAAGGGCTAAACAGTTATACAACACTTTATCTGAATTACAAGACAGAGTCGAAGAATTAAGAGGTGAAATGGTAACAGTATATAACCTAATACCACTATACTACGATTATCATGGACTCCAACAATTTGAAGTTATTAGTAGTGACGCGGAAGGTAGAGAATATGCGGTTGGTGATGAAGATGAAATGGATGATGCGGCATTTGAATACGCTAAAAATTATATTGATGAGGTTGGGGTTGAAGGTTTTAGAATGCATTTTTTAGAAAATTATTTGGACACTGACTCCATTGAAGATTATTTCAGAGATGTTTTTTACGATGATGTAAGACAGAATCCTGAAGTATATTTTGATGAAAGTGAAATGCCGACCACCGAAGAACAGGATAGACGTAGAGAAGAACTGGAAGAATATATTGAAAATGTTAAAGGTGTCATTGAAAAGTTAAAAAGAAAACAAGATGACCTTAACAATACGATTGAAGACTTTGATGAATATAAAAAACAATGGGATGAAATTGAAGAAAAGATAAGGATAATTCAAGGACATATTGATGACTCACAAGAAGAAATTGATAATATGGTTCCTGAAGGTGAAGTTACAACTCAAATGGTGGAAGACAAAGTTGAATATTGGGTCTCTGAAAAAATGGCAGACCCAAGGGCGTCATTGGACGAATTTGGTGCGGATATAAGTGAATATATTGATATGGATGCCTTGGCTCGAGGTTTAGTAGAAAGTGATGGATATGCTATTATGGGTTCATATGACGGTGTTGTTGATACGGAAAAAGTTAATGGTACGCATTACTATATCATGAGAATTAATTAAATCTTTTTTTTATCATTTTTATTTTGTATATTTTCTGTAGTATGAATAAGACCCAGAAAATAAAGTTTGCCATGGACCCCGAATGGATTATTACGGGGTCAATCGATGCTGAACAAAAAGAATACAAGTTGATGGCTTATTTTCAGAAAATGAATGTTTTCTTGGAAGAAATTAAGTTATACCCAATGTTCATTGAGGTTTCCGTTCATTTGGGTAACATCCAAACAATCATCAATCAAAATAGAATTTTAAAAACCAAAAAAAAGTTTTTATCTCACGATGACGAACTGGTGGTTACTGATTTAGTTGTACATGACTTACCGGTAATGTCAGATGAAGAACAGGTAGAATTCAAAAAAATATTAAAAAATGTCCAACCAAAGTTATTTGATTACTTCAATATGGTTAAAGCTATATGGACTTTAGTATATGATTCTTTGACTGTTAATATCAAAAGAAATAGAAACAATCTTAAATCTAAATCAGGGTTTTTTTATTACAGAGATGAGGGTATGACTTATGTTTGGAGATATGATATTCGGAGAGTTAGGAATTCTTTTAATCTAACAAAGACACATGTTAAAATGATGTATAATGGTGATGGAGAGGATTTGACTATAACACAATTAATCTCTAAATTTTCTAAAACCTATAAAACCAAGAAAGAAAAAAGTTTTCCGGTGTTTGAAATTTTATCCACACAAAAATTTCCAATTGCTGAAACTTTGGTTCCGATTGCTAAAAGAAAGATAGTATCTTTGATTAATCAAAGTGCGAAGATTGAAAGGTTAGAGAGAGAAAAAAAACTAATAACAAATGGGGTTTAATAAAAGATTCATATCGGAGGAAACGATTTCTAATACATTAAAAAATGGAGATTCGTTAAAAAGATTATTTTCCGCCGATGCGTTGTTATTTATGGATAATAAAGCTAGTGAAGTGTATCAACTTTATCAACAAGGATTAAGTGATACTAATATTAAACTTTTTATCGATGGAAAAAAACACAATAATTGAAAAACTCCTGTCTAAATTAAGACAACCTGTGCATATTACTTACATATCTAAACATTTGTTGAGAACATCAATGACTGAAACCGAAAGATTGATTAGTGAAATGATAGAGGAAGGATTGATTGAGGAGAGTAAGTATGGAAAGGGGTATTACGTTGTAAAAAGTAAATAATTATGTCAAAAGAAATGGTTAATCATCCTGACCACTATGGTGGGGAGGAAAATGCGTATGAGGTTGTAAAGGTTGCGGAAGCATGGGGACTTGACCATGACGCATATCTATTCAATGTGGTTAAATATGTGGCTCGTGCCGGTAAAAAGGACCCAAGTAAAGAACTACAAGATTTAAAAAAGGCTTTATGGTATTTGGACAGAAAAATTCAAAATTTAGAAAAATGATAGAAAATTATATAAATAAAGTAATCAACGGTGATTGTGTTGAAGTAATGAGAGAGATGCCCGATTCATTCGTTGACTTGATTGTCACCTCACCACCTTACGGAGTAAACATTAAATATGATGTCCACGATGATGATATGGAGATAAGTCAATATTTGGATTTTACTCGTAACTGGATGGCCGAAGCCTACAAGGTATTAAAGGATGATGGTCGTATTGCTGTTAATATTCCATATGAAATTAATCGTCAAGAAAAGGGTGGAAGAATCTTTTTGGTGTCTGAAGTTTATCAGGTGATGAAAGAAATTGGATTTAAGTTTTTCGGTATTGTAGATTTGGAAGAAGATAGTCCACACCGCAGTAAGACAACCGCTTGGGGAAGTTGGATGAGTCCATCAAGTCCTTATATCTATAACCCAAAGGAGTGTGTAATTCTTGCTTATAAGAAACATCATATTAAGAAAGTGAAGGGAGAGCCACAATGGAAAGGAGAACCAATTCAAACCGAGGAAGGTAAAACTAAAATGTTGTATACTGAACAGGATAAGAAAGAATTTATGGAATTGGTGTTCGGTCAATGGAAGTACCTCAACGATAGTAGACCAATGACAAAGGCGACATTTTCAATGGATATCCCAACAAAGGCAATTAAGATATTGAGTTATAAAAATGACGTTATTCTTGACCCATTCAACGGGAGCGGTACAAGTTGTGTGGCGGCAGAAACTTTAGATAGAAGATGGATAGGAATTGAGTTAAGTCATAATTATGCTGAAATATCTCGAGAACGAATACAATCGTTTATCAATCTAAAAAAACAACAAGAAATAGAATTTTAATATTGGGGTCACATTTTGTGACCTCTTTTTTTTGTTTAGATATTTATAATAAAAAATCCTATGTCGAAAACACTTAACGAATCAGAGTTACAGGAAAAAATGGTTCAAATCTACAAAGAAGAACAAAAAAAAGTTATTGAAGAAAAATGGCAAAAATTGTCAAATAAAGATAAAAAAATGGTATTGGAGATGTTAAAAATCCAATATCCTGAAAAATCAATTTTAATTAGCGAATCAAAGTGGTACAATACTTTGGGGGATATTGTTGGCATATTTGACCCAACTGGTGTGGTTGATTTAATTAACGGTATTAGTTATTGGAGACAAGGTGATAAGTTATTTGCCGTTTTGTCATGGATTTCCGTATTACCTTATGTAGGTGACTTAATTGCTAAACCAGTTATTGGTTTGTTTAAGATGGGAGGGGCTTCAGCGAAAGCATTCAAAGCCGCATCATTGGCCGGTGATGCCACTAAGATGGCTCAAATTGCTAAAAAAGGAGGACCGTTAGCAGGTCTTCTTA